TTTATATATCAAGTCTTATTGCTTATCTACTACTTACCTACCTACATATACTATATCCCTATAGCCGTGAGCATAGCCCACCTTATCTTATTCATTTAATATTATATTGTTTTATAGAACTCCATACGATTTATGTGTGAGGTTTATTCTATTAGATATTATTTAACTCCACTATATTAAGTCATAGAGGTATAGTGGCGATGCTTATTATAGGCAATCCTATCTTATATTTATGTTTAATATTAATGTATGATCTAATACATTTGTAACACCATATCTATTATCTAACTACTATCTCCCCATCAATATCAATATCTTATATGCTGCCTTTACCCTTATGTAATCCTTAGTCGTTATTCCTTAGTCCTAAGATCTATAGATATATTTATAAATATATTTGTGTGTATTATTCTCAGATTAAATATTCCAGATCCGAACACCACAACGATTTACCCTAGGGGCTTTATTGTTTTTAATTACATATCTTTACTAATCAAACCGTATTGTGTTGTTAATTTAGCAGCGCTCAATCTCATAAAATATATCACCGATTTAATAATTTTTCGTACCATGTTTAACCTTGCATAACGGAAATTACAATTGTAATTAATAAATTGTAAATACACCAAACATTACCCGTATTTCCATGTAGTATTACGGTAGAAAAAGAGCCTTTTTTATATACTAATTTACCAAGACATTGCTAAACTGGCAGCAAATCCATAATCTTAACAGTTACCCGTAAAAATAATTATTATACAATATAAACACAGTGGATAATTACCCGTATTTAAAGAAACGCTACTGAAAATATTAACTAATAAAATTATTAAAAAATATTTTTAACTCAAGCTTACTTTAAAAAAATCAATTACATAATATAAACATCAAAAATAATAATAAATGAATTAATGGAGGAATGTACAAATGATGAAGACAATAGTAACAAAAAATGAAGTGGTAAGAATGAACTTTGAAGAGGTGTTAGCTAGCTATAGACCATTCGCAATGAAATGCTTAAACAAATATAAGAATGGTGGATTTATAACAGAAGACGATATGCAAGAAATTGATATAGTAATATTTAAAGCTTTTAATGATTACAATGAAATACATTGTTTCTCAACTCACCTTGTTTGGAAGTTGAAGCAATATTTCGTACATATGGCAACGAATGCAAAAAGAATGAAAAGAGACGATAGTAACTTTGAAATATTAAATCTAGATATGAACGTAGGAAAAGATGGCGAAGGGGAACAAAGTTTGCATGAGCTCTTAACTGATGAAAAAACTAACCTTGAGCAAGGTTTTCAAGATAAAGAATTTTTAAAATACATTTCTGATAATATAACTGAATCAGAATTGTGTTTATTATCTGTGCTACTAGGCAGAATTAAACCTATAGAGCTTGCTCAACAACAAAATACAAGTAAGCAAAATATTTCTGGAAAGCTTAGAAGATTTAAGTCCAAGCTTGCTGATCTTGTGGCTAATTATAACGAAATTTAATATATAATATAAATACAAAATATAATTATTGATTGTACCAAATTTATGGATTTTAGTTTTGACGAAATGTATTCTTATATATATATTTCAAAACTAAATTCCATTTTTTTATATAATCAGATATATAGCAGCCCGCTCCCCTGCAAGAAATTAATGTGTACGAAATCTTACTATTATTATATAATATACATATAACGCATAATATATTTTTTAAACAAAGGAGAAAAGATCAATGATAAAAGAAAAAAGAGCGATGTTAGAAGAAGAGTTTGAATTAGGTAAAGATTATCCAATTATAGCTGATAGCAAGGTTCAAGCATTTGAAACTTTTTATGATCTATATTTTAATGAAATACCTGAAGCTTATCTAATGTATATAAATTGGGATTTGATGATGCTAGATTGGGAATTAAATTCTGGTTTAGAAATTTCTAATCTTAAAGGAACTAAATTTTATATAATAAGAATGGGAAAATAAATTAGAGAGAGTAATCTCTCTTTTTTTTTCCCAAAAAGTGTACGCTGGCGGAAAACATTATAAAATATTAATGCACTCCCCTTTTTCCTCGTAATACACGCTGCGAAATTGTCAGAATACTCTTGAAATATGGGTTTTTATAAAAAAAATCAATAAATTGGAAAAAAGTTGAAAAAACTTCCAAAAAAGCGCTTACAAATGTCCAAATTCATTATATAATATAAATATAGTAAATAATAAATAAAAACAAATGACGAAAATGAATGGAGATAATGATTATGAATTATGCATCAAGATTTGAAATTGGAACTGAACATACTATGGCAAAAGGAACTTTAAAAGTTCAAAGATACTTTGAAGAAAATGAAATATTATATATGGTATATACTTTAAATAATGATCCTACAGAATATACAAATAAATATGTAAATGTAATAAGTATAGTATACAAGTATCAAAAAAGAACAGGCTTAACACAAGCAAGAACAATAGAAGAATTTGTTCAATTAGAATTAGTAAGACCATTAAAATATGGCGTTGAAATGGAATTAGTAAGTCCAATAAATTCAGCTCAGCTAGCATCAAAGTTAGAAGCTAAAGGAATAAAAGTTGTAAGTCCTAATTCAACACATCAAGTAGTTAATGGTTGGAAGTTAGTATATGATGGATCAATCAGTGCTCCAAGCGGTTATACAGGTATTGAATTAGTATCTCCCCCATCAACTGATCTTAAAGATTTAGAAAAAGTATGTGAAGTTCTAAATGAAGTTGGTGTTAAAACAAATAATTCTTGCGGATTACATGTACACCATGATATAAATGAACTTAAGAGGCAACAAATAATAAGAATATATGAATTTTATAATAAGTATGAAAATTTAATAAATGACTTCGTATCAAAATCAAGGGTTGGAAATAGATTCTGTAAGCCAGTTAGTTCATTAATTGAAAAAGTTAGAACTTGTGATACTAAAGAACAATTACTATCAAGAATTGCTGGTAAAGGTGCAAGATCATATTATGACAATTGCAGATATTACACTTTAAACTTAAGAAGTTACTTATACTATGGTACAATTGAATTTAGACAAGGCCATGGAAGTACAGATTTTGAAACAATTTCAAATTGGATATTATTCACTCATAGAATAATAGAAAGATCATTACAAGTTGGAAACAATATAGAAGCTCCAACACAAGAACAATTAAATAGTTGGAATACAAAATCTAATATGTTAAAAGATATGTCAAAAGAATTAAATATTGAAAGAACAAAATTAGAAAAGAATTTAAAAGACAGATTACAAAAGAGAAGAATAGCTTAATGGCTATTCTTTTCCCTAAAGATAAAGTTTAGTATATTTAAGGAGAGTGTTATTTAAAATGACTTATGACCAAGCTATTGAAATAATAAATAAAAATAGAATAGAAAGTCCATTCACAATGGGCCTATCTTTAAATGAATTTATTGAAGACTTTAGAAAAAGATATTTAAGAATTAATAATATGGTTTTATCAAGTGATTATATTGATATTGCAATGACTATGTTGTCTTTAGATGGTGAGTGATCACCATCATTTTTTTTATTTTCAAAATAACTCATACCTTATAAACCCCCTACTTCACTTTATTTAAATCCAAATATTTGATATGTCTTGAGTATAAAAATTGCTCTAAATTACCAAATAAAATTTCCACATAAAGGGCTCGCAAATCCCACTTTTTATTATATAATATAAATATAGTAAATAATGATTTTAAGGAGCGGTGGTTAATATGAAATTTATAAAAATATTTGATAAGTACGAAATTAATAAAGAAGGTGTTGTTAGAAATATAAGCACTACTAAGGAGCTTAAAGTATCTGAGAAAAATGGAAAACTAATGTGTTGGTTAATGATCGAAGGTAAAAGTAAAAATGTTAATATAAGTGCTTTACTCGAAGATCTAGCAAATGAATTTATTGAGGTTGTTGAAGAGGTTGTGACTACTAAGAAAAAAGGTAGAAAAGGCAAAGGATATAAAGTAACCATGGTTGATGATACTATCTTAACTTTTGAAGCTAATAAAGAAGCTATGGAATATTTCAAAGAGAAATGTCCAGACGTTACATATAGAGAAGATTACTTTTGGTATTTTGTAAGAAACAAAATGATCAAGCCAATGAATGCTTTAGGAATAAAGAAGGTTGAAAATATATAATTCTAGTGGAGAAGGCTTTTTCTCCCCCCCCTTTTTTTTAAAAAAAAATATGAAAAAAATGGGAAAAGGGGGCTCCCAAATCCCCATAATTGTTATATAATATAAATATAGTGAGTAATAAATAAATTAAATTTGATTGGAGCGATTACTAATGAAAAAATCAGTAAATATTGAGGTAACAGAAAAGTTCACATTTGAAGGTTTTAAACCTGCTAAACCAAAACTTTATAAAGGAATAAACAAGCTAGTTAAACAACTAGATGATAGCATACTACTTTTTGTTGATGAAGAGTGTGTTGCAAATATAGATAGTTTCTACTACTCTATGAAAATAGTTTAATAGATCAAGACATTGGTTAAGTCCAATGTCTTATTTTTTTGATTAAAAATTACCAATATTTTTATGTAGATTATTTTTAAAAAAGGGGCTCACGGAAATCAATATTTATTATATAATATAAATATAGTGAATAATAAATAAAACAATAAAGGAGAATTAAGTTATGAATATAGAAGTGTGTGTAACAAACTTAGGAAATTACAAGTATGTGTATGGGTATGTGAATACTCTAAGTGATGTTGGTGATCTAGAAGAAAAGGTTAATCCATTGGGAATGAATGATACCGAGGTTCAACTTATAGATGCTGATGTTAATGTATCAGATAGAGATCTACTTCCCTTTCTTGAGATGTTAGAGGAATTTAAAATAACTCCTGATGATCTATCAGCATTGTTTAAAGTTGGAACTGCAAGCGAGGTTCGAGAGATCTTAGAATATCAATATACTTACCAGATCATAGAAGCTTGCAATAAAGAAACTGCTTTTCAGGAATGGTACCAAGAACTATATAATGACATTCCAGAGCACTTAGAAGATTATATAGATTGGAATAAATTAATGCGAAGCTTTGAATGTGGCAATCTAACTATTGAGAATATAGGCTCGGGGGCACACCAGCTAACAGATAGATTTATAGTAGTCCAAAGATATTAAGAGATATGTTTCATATCTCTTTTTTTATTTCCTCCCTAAATTTACTTTGATTATATTAATTATATAATATAAACATAAAAGATATTAAATTAAACTTAGGAGGAAATCAAAATGAGTTTTGAAAATAGACACGTATTTAATGGAGCTATCAAAGGAAAAAAATTGAATGCATTTGCAAATTTGGATTATAAGATTAAAGATCTTTCTACTAGAAAAGAAAAGGTTAACACTCTTTTAGATAATGCAATCGATGAAACTGGAAGAAATTTTTTTGAAGTATACTTTGATGAATATTATAAACCTGAATCTAATCAATCTGACGAATTAAGCGAAAAGAACAATGTTTGTAGAGTTCTTGAAAGTATGGCCAATTATTTATTAGGTAGTGAAGAGGTTCGAGAAGATCGTAAGAATGATGAACAAAAATATAGATTCTATATTAATCGAGAAGAATTTGATCTAAGAACTAAAAAGGAAGATTTTCTTGATGGAATGGTTCCAGTTCCAACAGAAGGTTCTAGCAATATTAATAATCATGATAACGTAATGCACTTCCTTTTAGAAAATCAAAGGAATACTAAAAAGCTTAAAATTCAAGTAATAACACCTGCTGATCTTAAAGAAGATTCTCTTTGTGGTCAAATACTTAGAGATTATAACTCAATGTATAAAGTTGTTACTAATAGTTTAGCTGATCCTAGCGAATATAAAGGAAAAAGGTATAAGCTGACTAAAATCAAAAAAGATTTATATTACGATATGCTTTATTGTAAAGATCATTTAAAAGGTGTGTTTGGATATAAATTAAGAAATCCCCTACCAGATAGTACAGTTTCCGATTGGGATTCATTTGATTGGAAAAATTCAACACATGTTAAAGAATTGATCTACCTGCAGGTTGATTTTAATCCAGAAAAGGAAACTGCGTTTATGATTATGGATCTAGAAAGTTTAGTTAATAAAATGATTGATGATAAATCACTTACAGATAAAGAATTGGCTACTTACAAAATGATAAGGCTTGGATATAAAAATATCGAAATATCAAAAGCTTTAAATGTTAATAAGAGTAGAATTTCTATCCTGGTTAATACTATCGTTGAAAAGATCTGCAAATCTGCTGAAAAATATAAATACTAATATAGAGTTACGATTGTAACACTAATGTAATTTTCTTTCTGAATTACAACCGTGTTACTATTGTAACTCTTTTTTATATTTCCGCCCATTACAATTATGTTACTGTTGTAACTTATTCCAATTTCTTTAATTCCAATTACGATTGTGTTACAATTATAACCATGGGAATTTAATAAAATTTGTAAGGGGTTCTATAACATGGATAAAAGCGATTTTGAAAAATTAGAGATACTGGAACAAATAGAATACATAAACAAATTAATGCATGATGATAACATAGGATATACAAAGGCTTGTAGTAAAATTGGGGTTTCACGTAACACCATAAAGAACAAATTCTTAAAGATCGGATATCATTATAATGATGAACTGAAGAAGATTGTTGCTGTCAGCTCTACTCCTGATGGTAAATCTGTACAAGTTTCCAAACCTGAAACGGCTGCTAAATCAAATAAAGCTAAAGATAAATATAATATTGATGATATAGCTAAAGAGATAGATCTATTGAAGTCCAAATTCTTAGATCTTGAACAAAGATTAGATAATAAAGTTACAACTGTAACACAAAGTAACATTCATATAGATAAGAGTTCGTTTGGTAATGTTATTAAACCTAGGACCGTAAAATTTTATGACAAAGTTATTGATGCTTTTGATGAATTTTCTGAAGATCACAAAGAATTTAATAAGCAAGATTTATACAACTATGCTCTTTCTGAATTTCTTAAAAGTGTTGGAAAAATGTAATATACGCAATAAAAAAGACTGCATGGAAATTGCAGTTTTTATTATAAATTTGATTAATATGTACAAGCTTGTTATAACTTGGTATAATATAAATAATTTAAAAAAATACAAAAAAATAAAGCTCTCCATCTTATCAAGTGCTCCAACACTTAATAAGAAATGTATTGAGTACCCGAAAAGAGACGACACCCAAAAACATTTGAGAACTTATTTATACAATTTGATATATTTAATTATATCAGATTTTTGAAGAAGTTTCAAGCCTTTTTGCGTCTTTTTAGGATACGCAGAAGGCTTTTGTTTTTTTTCGAAAAGAGGAATAAATATGAATAACGGAATTTTTAGAAACAGAAAAGTTACTTTTGCTCAGGTATCAAACGAAGCTTTGAGAGATCCAAATTTATCACTAAAGGCAAAAGGATTATACGGTTTAATTCAAAGTTACATCACTTTAGAAGGTTTTGTTTTATATAAGAATTATCTAATGAGCTTATGTAAAGAAGGAGATCGAGCTTTTGGATCTGCTTGGAAAGAATTAAAAAATACAGGATATTTAAAACAGTTTAGAATACCATCAAAAGAAAATGGTTTTACTTATGAGTACGAGTTACTTGATCAAGCAGATACTACTACCCCATCTTTGACCAATTTAACTATAGATGGTTTAGTAAGTAGTACAAATCAAAAAGAAATTATAGAGAGTGAAAACCACAATGCACAGACTAAGAAATGCACTATATACAAAACGTACCCTATGCAAAACGTGGTTGATATAAATAATAATCAAAATAATAATACTGAAATTACTAATACTAAATCTAATATATCTTCATCTATCAATAATATTAATATCTTAAATAATCCTAGGGTTGATGAAGAAGAAATTAATATAGTCGATAATCTAAAATCCAAACTAAGCACTACTGGCTTAAACATATCTATCGAAAATATAAAAGATCTTATAAATATTTATGGAGATACTAAAACTATAAAGGCTATACAAAAGACTATGGCCATTCATTTAAGTAAACCTATAAATAAGGCTTATAATTACATACTGGCCGTTTTAAGTGATATGGAGCATCCTAAAGTCACTAATATCAATGTCGCAGCGAAGCAATCTACTTTTAACAATTTTGAACCAAGATCCTATGATTATGACAGTCTTGAGCGACAATTATTAGGTTGGTAAGTTGAAATTTATAAAAAACGCTCATTTTAGGGCTTAATTTAGTACCTAACGATAAATTGCTTTAGGTATACCTATAAAATTAAATCTGAGCCATTCTGGAGCCATTTAGGGGTATCCTAGCATGTATATGTCAACCTAGTTTAAAATATGAATTAAATTTAAAAATAAAAAAGATATTTTATTTACCTTTTAGGATAGATAGAAAAGAACAGAGCAGTTACACTTTTCTGTTCTAGTATTTAATAGTATTTATATATAGTATTTAATAGTATTTAGACAACCTTCCAAGTGTTGGTATATCTGGGGCGAGCATCGCTAAATATGACACAATGGTACCCAACTATGACACAATGGTACTTTAAATATGACACAATGGTACCCAACTATGACACAATGGTACTTTAAATATGACACAATGGTACCCAACAAAAAAATGGTACTCAACTATGACACAATGGTACCTAACCGTGAAATAATGAAAAATTACTATGACACAATGGTACTTAACTATGAAAAATTGAAAAATTTAATATGACACAATGGTACTTTTGCTTTTTACAAGCTATGAGAAGGCTTATTATCGTACGTTAGCATTCTCTAACTATGACACAATGGTACTTTTAATTAATGATATAATAAAAAGGGGTGGTAATAATTGAGTTCAGAAATTTTTGAGGATAAAAAAGAAAAGATTCTAATGAAAAATAATATATTGGTTAAAGCTAAATATAGCCTTACTACCAATGAAAGCAGAGTTTTTTTATTAATGCTTTTTAAGCTGCAAAAAACACCAGAAGGTGTATTGAGCTGCTCTATTGAACACGATGAAATTGCGCAGTTTTTTAAAAGCAAAAGAGATAAAACAGTTGATAACATAAAAGTAATTCTTTCAAGTTTGAGAAAAAAGCCTATTCATTTTTGGGTAAAAAAAGTAAATGGAAAAGGTAGTGAATGGGGAGAATACGGATTTATTAACGGTTTCACTTACAATATAGAAAAAAAGACTTTCACAATAGAGGCTTCAGAAAAAATATATAGTCTTATGAAAAGTTATTTAGAAGATGGTTATACTCCAAATAATTTAGCTGTATTAATGGGATTAAGAAATCCTTATTCATACCGTTTATATGATCTGTTGCGTGCTTGGAGTGGAAGTAAGAATATAATAAACTATCAGATTGATAGTTTAAGAGAATATCTCATGTTAGAGGATAGCTATCCAAAGTATGCTGATTTTAAGAAAAGGGCTTTAAATCCTGCTGTTGATGAATTAAATAAGACTGGCTTTTTTGAAATAGAAACAAAGGAACAAAGAGATGGTAAAAAAGTGGTTTCGGTTGACTTTATAGTAAAAGATAAAGATAAAAGAAAGTATTTTGATAATCCAAAATCAATAGAACAATTATCAATGTTACCTGAGAACGAAGAATCTTCAAAAGAAAATGAAGGAGAAGAGAATGCAGCAAGCCAAGCTGAAGCGGAAACAAAATCTTTTTATATTCCAAATTATATTGAAATAACCTCAGCTATGTTGAAGAGATTTGAAAAAGATTATGGAAATTTGAATTTTAATAATAAATATTATGAAGAAACTTTAGAAGAATCTTATTATATGACTTTAGAAAAGGATCAATCAGATATAATTAATTATAAAAACTATAAATTATTCAAAGAAATCTTTGAGAAGAAGCTTGACACAATCAAAACTCAAGCGAAGGCTGAAGAAATTGATATGGCGGTATCTGGTCGGGGAAACTCCGAAGTTGCTTGTGATGATGTAATTGATGAAAAATAAAAGGTTACATAAAAATGGTGATCGAAATACTTATGTGTAATTAAAAAACGGTGATTGAAATACTTACGTATAACAAAATAAAAAGTGATTAAAATACTTATGTCTAAGTAATTACTCTAGTGGAGTAGCCACAATAATTTAGATTTTATAACTAATTTATTTACCTGGCGCAATTATTTTAAATAAGAGATAAGTATTTTGATCACCAGGTAAGTATTTCAATCACCCAAAGAGAAGATACTAATATTTTTATTAGTATCTTTTTTTTATTCCAATAAAGGTTTACCTAAAAAATAAAAGTATACTTAAAAATAATATAGTATACCTATATTTTTCAATACTTAAAATAAAGGTTTACCTTTTTATGGAAAAAATATATAATTTAAAAAGGATTAACTGCTAAAATGCAGTTTTTTTTAGTTTACTTTTATAAAAATACACCTATAGTATGGGTGTATTATAGGTGTAAAAATAGGTTTTTAGCCCATAAAATGGTTCAAAATCATTGACTTACACCTATAATATAGGTATAATATAGGTGTAGAAGAATTATTAGGAGGAAAAAGAAATGAAAGATTACGTAATCAGTTTAGATCCTGGTAAAAATACCGCAAAGGCAACAGGCCGTGAAATAACAGAAGATGAAAAACTAGAGTTAACAAGGGAATCATTTAGATCAAAAATATATGATTTAAACCTTGGAGATGTAGAAGTTGAAGATGGATCACATAAAGTTATGTTTGGTGATGATAAAGTAGGTGTTATCATTGGAGAACAGGGGACAAGCTCAGATCACGATACATCTAAAACTACTGAATTACAACGTTTATGCACGTATACTGCAATAACTAAATTCCTTGAACCTGACACAAAGGAAAATAAAATTTATTTAGTATTAGCGTGTCCATTAGAAGTTGTGAAAATACCAGAAGCAAAAGAAGAATATAAAGCATTCATAAAAGGTGATGGTCCTATAAACATAAATGTAGATGATAAAAATTATACATTTGAAATTGTAGATATAGTAATAAAAGCAGAAGGTAGTGGAGTTATTTACACACACCCAGAGTTCTTTGAAGGAAAAGATACGGCTGTAATTGACTTAGGTGGATTGAATTTAAGTTTTTCAGTTTACAGAAATAAAGTTATCGATGCACAAAGCAGATTCAGCGAAGAACTTGGTGGAGATCACTTAATTGAATTAGTAAGAGAAAAGTTAAAAGTATATAAAAAAGGTAATGACGTTAAAAAAGAAGAAGCTGAAAAAGCTCTTAAAAATGGATTTTTATATAAATTGGGAGAACCAGATCACGATAGTTCCAAATATATAACAATGGCCAAAGAACAATACGTTAAAGATGTATTTGAAAGCATTAAAGAGAAGAGACAAAAATTAGATACATTCCAAGAGGTAGTAGTTATTGGTGGAACAACTAAGAGAGTAGAATCTCAGATTAGAAATGATTATAAGAATGCTCGTGTTCCAAGTAATCCTCAATGGGAAAGTGTCGATGGTTTATATAAGGTAGCTTATGCAAGATATGTAAAAACAAAAAAATAGGAGTGGTAGGAATGCCTGCAGGAAAGAAGCAAGATGCCATGACCCTGACTTTTTCTAGAAAAAATAAAGATGTTTATGATTTTTTAGAAGAAAGTAAAAAAGATAAAGGTTTTGTAGCAACGGATTACATTTGTGAAGCAGTTAGATTTTATAATGCTAACAAAGGTTCAATAAATAATATAAGTATGGAAACTATAAATGATCTTATAGAAATGAAATTACTTAAATTAGGTGCCAATATACAAGTTTCAGAAGAAGCGGTGGACAAGTTAGTGTATGCTGAACAGGCAATTCTAGAAACAAATATTGAGGGCGTTGACATAGACGATGATTAAATAAGAAAGGCTTACTCGTAAAGGGTAAGCCTTTCTTTTGTTTTTTATACCAAAATTATTGTATGAATAAGGTAAGCAGCAAGAAGACAAAGAATAATTCCGAATATTAGTAAGGATACTAGAAATCTTTTTGTACGCCGCTCATCACGAACGGTATAACTCTTTTTGGTGAAGAATGGTTTAAATATAGATATAAGCAAAGTTTCTATGGCTTCGCCTGAATTTTTGGGATTACTTAATATGTATTTTTTACCTGACTTCACAAATTTAAGTAAACTTATTTTCCCTAAGTTATTTCTCTTTTGAAGTTTAAAAAGATTTTTTCCGGAAAGTGCTGCCATAATTAGAGCTCCTAAAAATATGCCCGCAGCAAACAGTATAGCATCTTTAATATGTATAACATTTTCATAGCCAAAGAGATCTATTGCTGGGTTTACTATATATCTATATAAAAGATCTTTAAACAATTCTTTCACCTCATTCTATTTGGTATCAAATAACTCGTCATGGACTTTACTTATCTGCAAGGCAATATCTTCAAAATCTTCAGAAGTTAATCGTTTATCCGTAGAAAGTTGGGTTACTAACTTACGAAGGTGCGGATTTGCAACTATATTGCTTAGTGTTGAAGGCTGAACTTTATCATATAAGGAGAATAGTTCATCACGATCAACATTATAAAATTCAGCAATGTTATGTAAAACCACATCTGAGGGTGCTCGAGATCCGCGTTCGATCATGCTCAGATAATTTCCAGACACATGTATATTTTTAGCAACTTTAAATATAGATAAACCGGTCTTTTTTCTCAATACTCTTAGCTTTTCTCCAGCGGACTTCCACTTCACATCGTTGCTCATTCCTGATTTACCCCTTTCTTTACTTATTAAATTAGAGGTATAAATAAATAGAGTTACTTATTTATAATTTATTTTATTTTATATTTTAAAGTATCTCTCAAAAAGCGGTTTATATGTATACTTAGTAAAGCTGTTTAGTGGTTTGTAATCGCGTCAGCAACACTATTCTGCTAGAATCACTTTATTATTATATATTTTGTTTTTATATTAAAAATATGTTCTAAAAAACAGCTTATATGTATGTTTAAAGAGGGTTTTACATTCAATGGATAATATGACAACAATTTTATAAACAAAGTCGTTGAATAAGTATTTCCAAAGCTAATATTCTATAGTAGAATAGAGTTCGTGGACAAACATAAGATAGTGCCACTATTGATTAGGGGGAAGAATTGTGAGAGATATGAATTATGCGTCGATTCATGAGATTGATCAAAAAATCAGCAACCTATATGTAGAGTGTGAAATGATTATTGAGCTTATGGACATGCCAAAATATTTCAATAGTAAGTCTTTGAGCGATAGATTTAAAGAAACTAAAGCTAGAATAGAGCTATTAATAATAGAAAAAGAAAAGCATAAAGTTCTGCACATGATAACAGATAATTTAGTTAAAGTGAATGGTTAATTATAACCATTCTTTTTTTTTGAAAAAAATAAAAATACAAGTTTACTAAAATCAATATGATTATATAATATAAATACAAAAGAGAACAAAATATAAATTATGAGGTGTACAAATGAAAATAACAGAAGCAATGATTTTAGTAAACCAATTAGATGAAAAGATTGGAAAGGCAACAGAAGAGATGGAAATGATAATAGATCTTATGGAAATACCAAAATATAATAACAGCCAAAGTTTATCAGCAAGATTTAGCGTATTAACATCTAAAACAAAGGAATGGATAAAAGAAAGAGCTTTCTATAGAGCTCAAATAAACTTTTACGACGAATACCTAACGATTGAAGCTTATGAAAAAATTAGTATAAGGAGATAAATAACATGCTAATGGTTATTAAGAAGAACAATTTATTAGAAAAATTTAATCCTGAAAAGATTATAAAGGCTATTCAAACAAGTGCTAACAGAATAAAAAAACCTTTAAGTATAGAAGATCAAGAATTTGTTTTAAACGAAGTAACCAGGGAAACAGATGGAAGAAAAATGGTGTCAGTTAATGAAGTACATTGCTTAATTGAACAAGCTTTATATAAAGTTGATAAAGAAGTATGTATTCAGTATAGAAGATATAATAATTATAAAAAAAGGTTTAGCATGTCTTTTGAAAATATTAGAGAAAATTCTAAGAAACTTATATTTAGTGGGGATAATGAAAATGCAAATAAAGATTCAGCTTTAAATTCTACACAGAAAGAGCTTATGGGTGGAATGTTGTCAAAGGAATTAATGATGCAATATGAATTATCACCTGAAGCAGTAAAAGCTCATACCGAAGGTTGGATTTACATTCACGATTTATCAGATAGAATAATTTTTGGAATCAACTGCTGTTTATTTGATGTGAGAAATGTTTTAAGTGGTGGTTTTGAGATGGACGGTGTTATGATCCAGGAGCCAAAAACATTAGAAAAAGCCGTTGATTTAATATCAAATATAATTACAAATGCCAGTAGTCAACAATATGGAGGATTTACTATACCAGAAATAGATACAACATTAGCTAAATATGCTGAGGGTACATATAACAGAGAGCTGGAATATCATTTAAGCTTAGGTTTATCGGTTAAAGATGCTGCGCTTTATGCAGAAAAGAGAGCTAAAAAAAATATTTATGACAAAATGGAGAGCTTAGAATATGAAATAAATTTACTTAATAATGGACAAGGCCAAACTCCATTTGTGGCCGTAACATTAGGATTAGAAACATCATATTGGGGAAGATATGTGGCAAAATGTATATTGAAAGTAAGAATGAATAAAATGGGTGAAAATAAAATAACTGCAATATTTCCAAAATTAGTTTTCTTACATAGAAAAGAAATTAACGGAGCTAAAGGATCTGTAAATTATGATCTTAAAAAATTAGCAATTAAGTGTTCTATGAAGAATTTATATCCAGATTGGTTATCATTGGATTACGGATATTTAGGTGAAGTATTTAATAGAAGTGGAAAAGCTATATCTCAGATGGGTTGCAGAGCCTTCCTTGCGCCATGGTGGAATGAGAATGGTGAAGAGATTTATATTGGAAGATTTAATATTGGAGCTGTAACACTAAACTTCCCTAAGATGGCTTATGAGAGTAAGGGCGATATAAATAAATTCTATGAATTAATAAATAAGTATTTTGAAATAGCCTTAGAGGTTCACCTTTACTCATATGATAAGATCGGAAAGAAAAAGGCAAGCTCAAATCCTTTGTTCTTTACACAAGGTGGGTGCGCGGTGCAATTAAAGCCTGAAGATCCAGTAGAAAAAGCTTTAGAATGTGCAACAGCAAGCTTTGGATATATAGGCCTTAATGAAACTTGTTATCTGTTATCAGGAAAGCAATTACATGAAAATGTCTTATTAGTAAAAGAAATATTATTATATTACAAAGATAAAATTGAAAAAGCTAAGAAAGATCATAATAAATTATTTGCTTTATACGGAACGCCAGCAGAAGGATTAGCAAGCAAGTTCTTAGAAAATGATAAAAAAACTTATGGTGTTGTTCCAGGTATGACAGATAAAGAGTGGTACACAAATTCTCACCATATAGATGTTAAAGCACCAATCTCAGCATTAGATAAGATTGAAATTGAGAGTGAGCTATTTGAAATACCAACTGGTGGTAGAATAATGTACACAGAATGGACCCATACAGACAACGAGGAAGCTGTTGAACAAATGATTGATATAGCTATGGCTAAAGGATTATATTTTGGTATTAACCTTGAAAACTCAATATGTAGCGATTGTGGAGCTGAAGGAGATTTTAAAGATGGAGAATGTGATAGCTGCGGATCTCACAATATAACAACTATAGATAGGGTATGTGGTTATTTAGGAATAAGTAATCAAAATGGTGAAAGTAGATACAATGAAGGTAAAAAGCATGAAGTATTAAATCGGGTAAAACATTATAACTTCAGAATAGATTAAAAAAAGCTTGGAAAGTCAGATTTACTCTGGCTTTCTTAATTATATAATATAAATATAAAGTTTAATTATTTATAACAAAGGAGAGGTAATATGAGATTTGCAGCAATTAAAACATGTGATATTAATAACGGACCAGGCGTAAGAGTGTCTTTGTGGACTCAGGGTTGTCAGTTTAGGTGTGAAGGGTGTCATAATCCTGAAACACACGATTTTAATGGAGGAAAGGTATTTGAATTTGACGATTTAACCCTTATTCTAAAAGAAATTATAAAGGGACAAAATTTCAGTATTTTGGGCGGCGAACCTTTGGTGTCTCAAAATTTATCGATGTTAGAGTGTATAGTAAAACATGTAAAGTTAAATAAACCAGACACAAACATTTGGCTATGGACAGGCAATAAGTTTGAGGATATAAGAAATCTGGAACTAATTAGAATGATAGATGTTATAGTTGATGGAAGATTTGATGAAGATAAATATGATGAAAACTTAAAATATCGTGGCAGCTCAAACCAAAGGGTTATTGATGTGAAAAAATCATTAAATATGGATACTATCTGCTTATATGATGAAGAGTAACAGGTTTCTGTTGCTCTTTTTTTTACATAACACTTAACATTTAGGAAAAACTATCTTCAGGAGGTGATCGAAGTGGAGATCGTTCGAGAGATCATTATAGTGCTAGGCGGTGTTGTTTTAGGAATGTTTACAAGTTTGTTAGGATTTTCATATTGGTATTTAAAAAAATCTCAAAGGTTTAGAGCTGAAACCGGCAGAGATGCGGTTAGTATACTTGAGGTTATACACTATAAAAGAAGAAAATAAGGGGTGTTTTACTCCTTTTTTTATGTATTACGTTATACAATACAATGTATTACTTAAAGTATTACATAAAATAATAAAAAATATAATGGAAAATATCAAAAATATGGTATAATTATAATAAGGAAATATTAGTAATACAATTACAATACGTTGTGTTACTTTATGTAATACGAAAAAATGGAGGGGAAATTATGGACGAGTTAAAACCAAGAAGTATAAGAGCAGATGAAACTACTTATGAAAAGTTTAAAAAACTAGCTAGCGATGAATTTGGAAATCAGGGCCAATGTTTAGATGCATTAATAAGTCTTTATGAAATGGAGAACAGCAAAGGTATTTTAGTAGGGAGAGTTGAGCAGATCGATTCTTTCCAAGATCACTTAAACAGGATTCAAAGCTTATTTTTAGAATCATTACAATTAAATCAAGATGCAGAGACTAGGATTAGAGATGAATTTGCAAAGCAGTTGAATATAAAAGACGATACAATAATAGATCTTAGGGAAAAAAATAATCAATTAAAAGATGATGGTCAAAAGATTAAAGAAAAACTAGATGAAGCATTGAAAAAAAATCAGGAATTAGATAAAGTAAATCAAGCTTTAGAAAAGGAAAAAGCTACATTTGAAGCATTGATAGAAAGAAATAATGAGCTTTTAGAAAAGAGTAAAGAAGAAAAGACTGAAATAGCATCATTATTAGCACAATACAAAGAATACAAAGATAAAAATGATGAATTGGTGGTACAAGCTAGGGCTGATAATCAATACATATCAGAAATGGAAATGAAGGTTAAAGAAAGAGATACTCAAATAAATAATTTAGGTAAGGAAATAACTGGATTAACGAATGAAGTATCAGAACTAAAACATGATTTAAAAGCAGAGAGAGAAGAAATAAATAGATTAAGATCAGAACATAAAAAAGAAATAGATGTATTAGAAAAGAAATTTGATAAACGATTAGAAAATGAGTTGAATAGTCTACAATCAAACAATGATACAAGAATACAACTAGAAATTAAGGCAAGAGAAACAACAATAGAAGAATTAAAGAGTAAGAATGAATTATTAAAATCTAATTATGAAGAAAGATTAGAATTAGAAAGAAAATCATTTAATGCAACTATCAAATCGCTAGAAAGTGAACTGGCACATAAAAAAGAAATTCAAGATCTAATAGATGAACGTAAAAAATCAGAAAATGACAATCAATAAGAAGATGAAAATACCTTTCTAAAAAGAGAGGTATTTTTTTTATTTCTGTAAGTTTACCATTCAAACAATGATTACATAATATAAATACAAAAAGTAATTGTTTAGAGGTAAATGTTATGTGGACAAAGAAAATAATCGTTAGTAATCATGTTAAAGAAAGATTTGAACAAAGGAATATTAAATTTTCTCAAAAGACTTCAATAGAAGAACAGATCAGGTATGATCTAAGAGCCTTGAATGTTAGAGAGAAGGTTAGATTGAATAATCTAGAGTATAGAGTTACAACTAGACAGGGGAAAGTATATATATTAAAAGAGATAAATCCAGAGAATAAAATAATAGTAAAAACTGTTTATAAAATAGATTTAAGAAAACAATTATTTTGTGGTGGACAAGTAGTTGTTCGATAAAAAAGGAGTAGAAAAGTTGATGATAAAATTAGATAAAAAATATGAAAGAATAAATGAATTATTTGAAATAATTTTAGAATATAGTGAGAAAAAAAATGATGAATTTTTAAACAAAAATATAGAAAATTTATTAGATAAATTTGATAAATTATATATTGAAATGTACATTGAATTAGAAGAAAAAAGTGACTACATAGAACAACTTAATGAACATATAGATGCCTTAAAGTACGATTATAAGGCGTTTTAGAAGGGGAATAATTAAAGCGTTCTCCTTTTTTTTATTTTTAAAAAGTGTTTACAAAAATATTTAAATTGTTATATAATATAAATACAAAGTGAATATAAATAAATTTAATTTTATTTTTTATTAAATTCAGTTTTGTATATAAAAAACACAAGTGTAAAGATTATAAATGACTAAAATTTATTGAAATTTTATTGACTATAAATTATAAAATTTTAATTTTTTGACTGTCTTTTGATTATTGCTTATATGATATAAAAGAACAATTATTTTATATATGATACGATTTATTTTATTGATTTTGACAGTTTAAGGAGGAGAGGCAATTTGGATAAATATTTAGAAACAGTTAAAAACGAAAATTCTAGAGCAGCAGCATTGGTTGTGTTAAAAAAGATAGATGAATTTTTAGATGGTGATTTTGAAAAAATCAGAGAGATGGACGAAGCACTTGTTGATTTATTCATGAAAAAGGAATGTACAGGAAAAAGTGAGACAACTATTAGTAATCTTATTGCGAGAATAAAAGGTATTTTTAAATTTTATGAAAATTATGAAGCGGTTAAACATCTAACTTTGGATTATATTAAACAATTAACTGAATTTCGTGGAATGAAATATTTCACACCATACGATATTTATAATATGATAGAGAGCTTACAAAACTATCAAGACAAAGCATTGATATTATTTATTTATATAGATCTATACGATAATGATTTTGAAACAATTAGACATATTAAAAAATCGCAATTTAAAAATAATGAATTACATTTAGATAATGGTACAGTTGTGAGACTAAACGAATACTGTTCAAACATCATTAAAAACGCGATTAAAGAAGATGTGGTTGAGAAATATGTTAATGCAGAGGGCAGAGCATCAACTCCATATAAATTAAGTAAAACAGATTATATAATAAGAAGCAAAGAAAGAAAAGGTGGCGCCGAGATTGTTCCAGCCTTTACTTTAAAAAAGAGATTTGAAGCATTATCAAAATCACTTAATATAGAAGGTGTTTCACCAATCACTATTAAAAATTCAAAGTTAATATATGACTTAATAAAATTAGAATATGAATCAAATTGTGGTATAGATATAAATCAGGTTGAATTAAAGAATTATTGTAGAGATAACAATATGAAAGGATCAATCGAAAAATTAAACATCAGCAAAAAGGAATTAAAGGAAAAAATATTAACTGAAATCATTGAGGATAAAGACGCATTTATTAGAGTATAAAATAATATTGATTTATAATAACGAAGTATTTAAGACGTGTAATAGCGTCTTATTTTTTTTGTCTTTTTTAAAGTTTACTATGAGATTACTAATTATATAATATAAACATAAATCAAACAAAATTAAATTTGGAGGTTAAATGACAAAGAATGAAAATGAAAAATTGATAATAAAAAACACTTAAACTCAAGTTTACTATCAAAATATCAATTATATAATATAAACACAGACAAGAACAAAAGAAAAAATTAAATTAATGGAGGAATCAAAACATGAGAGAAACAAAAAATCAATTAACAATTATAGGAACTTTAAAATCAAAGGAAGTAATCAATGGTGTAACAGCTGCTGGTGCTGAAACAATAACTGTAAATTTAGTAATAGTATCTGAAACAGATGGAAAGATCCATGAAAACAAAGTTAAATTATGGGCTAAAGAAACTTCAAAATTAGCTAAGGGTTATCACACAGTTGCTAATGAGTATAAAACAATAGATAAAGATGGAAAAGAAAATGCAGATAAAATTAAGATTACTGGTTCATTAGAAATGAATGAATATGTATCAAGAGATGGAGAGTTAAAAACTTTCAATAACCTTAGAGGTGTATTCGTAGAAAGAGTAACAGATCCAAACGTAAAAGATGAAGTTGGAGCTGCTGTTGAGTGTATTGTGCTTGGATATATTGATGAAATTAGCAAAGCAGGTACTCCAACAGGAAGAAAGAGAGTTTCTTTATATACAGTAGGATATAATTCTTCGGTTCATGAGTTCCAAAATGTATTTGTGACAGCAGAACTTGCGCAGCAATTTGCAAGATTATATCAACCAAATTCAACTGGAAGATTATTTATTAAAGTTCACAATTATGTTGAAATAGAGCAAAATCCACAAGCTCCAGTAGTACAACCAACATTAGGGTTCGGAACTCAGCTTGATAATATGCCTGGTGACAATGTGATTAGAAATTATGTAAATGAGTTAGTTATTATCGGTGGAGACATGCCTGCGACAGCTAACAAATATACAATGGAAGACATTGCAGAAATGAAGAAAGTAAGAGAACTTTCTAAACAAGAAAAAATGTCCGTAGCTCCAACACCACCAGTTCAAGAAAATACACCAAGCGGTTTTGGATCAGGATTTGAAACACCTGAATCTCCAATATCAGACGGAGATATGCCATTCTAAGGGGATCAATTCCCCTTTACCCCTTATAAATAGGAGATTATGAAAAATAAAATTACAATTTTATTTTGAAATATTAGGAGAAAACTCATGGATAGATTAAGGTTTTACAAAGAAAGTAGATCAATATCCTTTTCAGGAAATGATATAGATATAAATGATATTGCAATGAGCGTATATGAAGTTGTAGATGATGGACATGGTGAATATATTATGAGATCTATCTATAAGGAATATGATGAATTGCAGATGAAGGGACTTGTTCCAAAGTTCTTGTATATGAGTAAAAAAGCATATGAAAATTTAATGTGCTATTGCTATTTTGATGCAATGGGACTAATTCAAGATGTATTTATGGATATGGATATTATAGTAGATGGATCTGATCTTACTTATAATTTCAAAATCCTTTGTGATGTTAAAGCTGAATTTTTACATAGAGAATATTAATTAAATGGAGGAAACATATATGAACGAAAGAGGATATACATTAGGAATTATGGATTTATTTACAGTATTATTTGTAGGGTTAAAGTTAACTCACGTTATTAATTGGGATTGGGTTTGGGTATTAACTCCACTTTGGCTACCAATCTTAATAGCTGCAATAATCTCAGTAATATTTGATTAGTACAAGCTTACTTTATAAGTATTAATTATACAATATAAATATAACAAATAACAAAAGAAAAAATATTAAATTTACGGAGGGCAACAAATGCTAAATATTCTTGATTTAACACCAAACAAATTATCTACGGACTTTACTTCATACAATTTCTTATTGTACTCAACGCCTGGTATTGGAAAAACAACTTGGGCTACAATGATGTTCCCAGAAAAGAGTTTAATTCTCGGTTGTGAGTTTGGTTACAAAGGTATTCCAGGAGCGATTGGGGTTCCAATTCCGAATTACTATACATTATTACAATACGTAGAGCAGCTTGATACAGATGAAGCAAGAGCTAAATATGACACTTTAATTATTGATACAACAACAAAGGTTGGAGAAATGATTGAAGATTACATTCTATCTATGTTTGGAAAAGATAGTCTTGGAGAATGTAAAGCGCATGGTGGAGCTTATCCATTAATAAATAGATACTATAATCTAGTATTCAATAGATTAAAAGCAAGAGGTTATAACTTCGTTTATATCTGCCATTCAAGAACTGAAGATATTAAAAATGCTAAAGATGAAGTTATTGGCCAAAAGTATCTTCCTAAAATGAGCGATAGATTAAATTCATTAATTGAACCAGAAGTTGATTATACTTTCTTCCTAACTTTAGATAGAGAAGGCAACAGAATTTTAGTTACAGATAACACAACTAAAAATGTTGGAAAACAAAGAACAAACCTTCCTAAAGTAATGAAATTAGATATTGATAACTTCCAAAAAGAGTTTGTTAAAGGTGTAGAAGAAAAAGCTCAGGGAGAAATAACTAATGAGAAAATACAAACAACTGTAACTGAATTTAAAGCAAAGGAAAGAGACTATAAAGAATTAGTTACAGAAATAAGAAACTTAGGTAAGCAGCTAGTAGAAAAAGGTCTTGGAAATGATGCAACAGCCATTGTTAACAATAGACTAGGACAAGATAGTAATAATGTCCAAAGAACTCTAGATGTATGCACTCAGGAAAATGCCCAAATGCTTGAAACAATAGTTATGGAATTAAAAAAATTACTTTAATAAAAATATGGGTGTGGTGAGACAAATCATCACACCTTTTCTTTTAAGAAAGGGAGTTTTGAAATGAGAAAAATATTAATAGCACTCTTTATTGGAGTTATGTTGGCCTTAGGTGCAACTTATATAAATGTGGAGATAAAACAGAAAGAAATTGCAGAGCAAAAGCTAAGAAATCAGGAATTAGAAAGACAGAAATTAGAGCAGCAAAAAGAAGAAGAACTAAGAAAACTAGAAGAGCAGAAGAGGATCGAAGAAGAAGAAAGGACTAAAAAGGAACAGGAAAAGATCAAGGAACAAAATCGAATAGCTTCAGTGGGATTCGATACTGGAAATTTATTAAAGCCTAGCAACATTACAGAAAGTGAAATGTATGAATTATTAAAAGGGACCGGATTAGAAGATGTTGCAGATGCCTTGGTTTTAGCTGAAAAAAGAGATAGTGTAAATGCTTTTATAATAGCAGCTTTAGCAGCCGAAGAAAGTGGTTGGGGAAACTCAACTAGAGCTACAGGTCAAAACAACCTAACTGGCCATGCTGTTTATAAATCGGCGTCACGTGGAACCACCTTTTCTAGTAGAGATGAAAGTGTGCTATCTACGGTTAGATTAATTAAAAAATATTATCTAAATCCTAATGGAGATTACTACAATGGAGTAAGTTTAAGATCCGTAAATATAAAGTATAGTGCCAATCCAAATTGGTCCAGTAATATAGAAAAAATAGCGAGTGAATTAAGAGATGAATATATAAAGAAGTTTAGATAAAATGCGTGTTTCCTTAAATTTACTAAGAAAATAATGATTATATAATATAAATACTAAAGATAACGTATATAGGAGGGAAACTGATGGAAAGTAAAGCCAGCAGACTTTATAAGTGCTATGGATTGTGCAATGAGAAATATAGCAAAAATGAACTACTGGAATATGGCAAAAAAAAATATTGCAAAGCCTGTTTAGATAGTATTTTGAAAGAAAAAAACGAGAGAGAAGAGCTGTATTTAACAATTAAAACTCTTTTCAATGTAAGTTATCCAACTGGAATGATGTTGAAACAGATCAAACAGTATAAGGAAGAGTGTGGTTATACCTATAAAGGTATGACGCTCACCTTAAACTATTGTTCAAAGATGCCTGGTATAGATTTTAAATCAACAATGGGCGTTGGGATTATACCACATCAATATGAAAAGGCTAAAGCTGATTATATAAAAAAGGCACAACAGAAGTCAAAGATGGAGAATACGGAGCTAAAGGCTAAAGAGGTAGTCATAAAAATTAAGAAATTAGACAATACAAATCACCTAAAAAACGAAAGACTAATTGATTTGGAGGATATATTAAATGATTAATCAAAACTTATTAGTTCCAAAAAGAGCTATATATAACGCAATCGGATCTCTTTGCAAGAACCCTCAACTTTTATTCAAAGAGGGTGTTGAAATACAGGATAAAGATTTTGAAGAAAAATTTTATAGAATAGTGTTTGCAGCAATCAATAATTTGATTATAAGCAATGTTCAAGTAAAAGAAATAAGTGCGGTAGATATTGATAATTACTTATCTCAACAGGTCCAACTATACAAGGTATATGAATCTAATAATGGATTTGAATTTGTAAATTCAGCTATTGAAAACGCCAACGTTGATCTGTTTGAGCAAAATTATTCAGTATTAAAAAAGTTCTCTTTATTAAGAGATTTTAATAAACATGGATTTGATATTACAGGTATTTATAATCCTGAAAACGTCGATTTAACAATGCAAACAGAGCAAGCAAAAGGCTTAGAAAAGATGTCTATGCAAGAAATTATCGATTATTTCAACCTAAAGCTTATTAATTTGAAAAACGTTTGGAATATCGAAGGTAATCATAAAAGCTATGAAATATCTGATGGATTAGATACCTTATTAGAAGAATTACACAAAGAACCTGATTATGGCTATCCGTTTTTAAATGGATATTATAACGCAATTTTTAGAGGTATGAGATATGGAAAGCTAATGATTAAATCCGCAGGTACAGGAGTTGGGAAAACTAGAACAGCTCTTATGGACATAGTTAGCATATCTGCAAGCCATATATTTGACTTAGAGACTATGCGATGGAAAGAAAATGGACAAGTATATTCAACGTGTTTTATCAGTACAGAGTTAGATAAATCAGAATTACAAACATGTTTAATTGCAATAATTTCAGGAGTTTCAGAAGAAGTTATAAAAAAGGGAAGTTTTAATGCTGAGACTTATGAAAGAGTAAGATATGCAATCGAGGTATTAAAAAATTCTCCAGTATCTTTACATTATATAGAAGACTTTAGTATTGCTGACATAGAGCAAATTATTGAAAAAGATATTTTAGAGAAGAATGTAAAGTTTGTATTCTTTGACTATCTTCAAATAACTCCAAAATTAAGTAGAACTATTCAGGAAGAATATAGCCTTGGATTAAGAGAAGATCAGATTTTACAAAACTTTTCTGCTAGATTAAAAAATATAGCTACTAGATATAATGTTTATATATCAACAGCCACTCAATTAAACAGAAACTCAAAGGAAAGAGAATATAGAGATGCAACAGCAATCCGTGGTGGTAAAGTGTATTGCTACCTATAAATACTTGGTGAACTTGTAAATGCAAGGTGTGCTAATTTTAATTAGTGCTAACGGTCCAGAACTAGAAATAGCTTATGGGTAAGGGAGCTTAAGTCTTATATCAAAGCATGTACGATTATGTATATTCATTATATAATATACATATAAACAATAATATAAGATATAGTAATACCGTGCTAAGGCTCTTATATTATTAACTTTAGGAGGTTGATAATATGGGTTATATATACTTAACAACAAATCTAATTAATAATAAAAAATATGTAGGTATGACCACAAAAATGAATCCAAATTATTTTGGATCAGGAAAACTTATAAGAAGAGCAATTAATAAATATGGTAAAGAAAATTTCACATTTGAAATATTAGAATACGCAGATACTTTTGAAGAACTTTGTGAATTAGAAAGAAAGTATATAAAAAAATATAACGCTATTGAAGATGATAATTTCTATAATGTCCATGAAGGTGGTAACGGTGGTTGCACTATGAAAGGATATACAGAAGAAGAAAAAAGGAAATATAATGAAAATATGAGGAATATTATATCGTCTTTATATAATGGTAATATTGAATTAAGAAACAAAGTTTCAGAAGGAGTAAAACATGCTTTTGATAAAAATGGTAGTAGAGAAAAAATATCTAAATCAGTAAGAGAAAGATATAAAGATGAGAATAATAGAAAAATCACAAGCATAACTACTAAAAAGGCTTATCAAAGAGAAGATGTGAGAGAAAATCTCCGAAAGGGTCAGAAAAAAGCGTGGGATAATGAAGAAAGAAGAAAAAAATATTCTGATATGTACAAAGGTGAAAACAATCCTAATTTTGGGAACACAATAAAAGAAGAACATAAAAAAATACTTGCAATAGCAAGAAAAGAAGTTATAAAAAATAGTGTTTATATGTGTGATGAAAATTGGAATGTTATAAAAGAATTTGATACCAAAGGTGAAGCTCTTGAATATTTAGGTTTAAAAGGTCATATGAGATTAAATGAAGCTATTAGAGAAAAAAAGAAATATAAAAGTTATTATTGGAAAGCAAAACGTTGTTAATAATATAAGAGCAAAGTGTAACGACTATCGAAAGCGCGTAGGAATACGGAAGCGAGTAGAGTACATTCAAGGTGAAATTCCTTGTTTGGAAGTGCCAAGGCTGATGATCGGGCGGTAACGGAGCCCAGGAGGTAAGATATAGTCTATGCCATATGAAAATATGGAGTAACATGAGCGCTGTGATCGATAAGGCAGATCACGCTATACAAATGTATAAGGTTACTCAGCAAGATTTAGATAAAGTAGAACCTTTATTAAGAAGAGGTGGCAATATACCAAACTTTATGCACATTGTTTATAAAAATAGAAGTGGAAGAAATAATATTATAGTCTGGACACAAATGAATCATGGAAATATGCGCGAAAAGATTTGTTTCTGTACTGATGGGGACTACCAGCCAATAACAGACATTGAGCCACTTACATTAATGTTTGATAACGAATCAACAAATATATTTGCATAATCGGAAAATTTACTCTCTCTATATTAATTACATAATATAAATATAGAGAGTATTTTTTATATTTTAACGATTGAGGTGTTACACATGAATGCAAAAGAAGTATTAGAAATCATTACAACCGAGGATATTATCAATATAATGTATGAATTAGGATCAGGAACGCCTAGAAAGGTTGGTGATGGATATCTGTTTCAATCAATATGCCACAATGGGCCAGGGGAGGGTAAATATAAGCTGCACTATCACGAAAAGAGTAAAACGTTTTTTTGTTATACTCATTGTGGGAATTTATCAAATATATTTAATCTAGCAATGGAAGTGCTAGATTGTTCCTTTGTTGAAGCTTTTAAATATGTTTGTGATAAGCTCAGTTTACAAATATCCAATACGTTAAAATATGGTTTCGATGAAGATAAGGTGGATAATAGCTTTATTAGAAAGTTTAAGATTGAAGAAGAAGAGCGGTTAGAAGTGATTATAAGAAATCCAAAGGTATTAAATAGATATTGGGATCTCTATCATCATACCTGGATAAAAGATCACATATCAGTGGAAGTTATGAAGATGTTTAATATAAAATTTGATATAAGCGAAAATAGAATTATAATTCCTCATTATAATATTGATGGAAATTTAATAGGAATAAGAGCAAGACATTTAGATAGTCATATGATCGAAGCGGGCAGAAAGTACATGCCTATAACAATCGATGAAATACTATATAATTATCCAACCAGTATGAATTTATTCGGATTAAATATGAATAAAGATAACATAAAAAAATATAAGAAGATTATCATTGGAGAGAGTGAAAAGTTTGTTATGCAGCATAGGAGCTTTTATGATGATAGCATTGCAGCAGCTCTTAATGGTAGTTCTTTATCAAAATTCCAAATACAAACACTCAGGGATTTAGGCGTTGAAAGTGTTATATTGGCTTTAGATAAGGAATTTCAGAATGAAAAGGAAGAAGAACTATACAAGGCTAAGATCAATAAGAGTTTTGTCGCAAAGCTTCAGCAATATTTTACGCTTGAAATAATATGGGACACAGAAAATCTGCTAGACTTTAAGGATTCGCCACTTGATAAAGGTAAGGAAGTGTGGGAAAAATTATATGTAAAGAGGATTATACTTTAATGGTGTAATCCTCCTTTTTTCTTGAGTTTACTTTACAAATATTAATTACATAATATAAACACTAAGAGTAATAGGAGTGATTAATATATGAAATTCAAGCAACTAGGTATGTTTAATGGTAATATAATCGAATCAATATTGATAAATAGAGGTATTAAGAATATTGATTTGTTTCTCAATCCAACGAACAGCAATAATACAATAGTCGAAAATATAATAAATATCCAAAAAGGAATTGAATTAATTGAAAAGCATATTGATAATGAAATAATAATCTTGGTTGATAGTGATTGTGATGGAATAACTTCAGCATCAATAATTTATCAGTATCTAAAATTCATAAATCCAGATGCTAAAATTGATTTTTATATTCATAAGCATAAAGCCCATGGATTTACACCGCCATTTCTAGAGTACATAAATAGAGGATCTTACAATTTAGTAATAGCTCCAGATGCGGGTTCAAATGATGTAGAAGAGATTGAAAGTATGGTTGATATTTACGGCGCTGATGTATTAATAATAGATCACCATCAGATCGAAAAATTTACTAAAAAGGGTGTTATCATAAACAATCAAATTTGTGAAAATACAAGTAACAATTTAACTGGCGCAGGATTAACGTATTTATTTTGTAAAGCCCTAGAGCACAAATATAAGACAAATAGATTAGAAGAGCTTGCAGATCTAGCTTTACTTGGTTTGGTTGGAGATAGTGCCAATTTGGCTGAGAATGAAGTTAGATATTTTTGTACCAGGGCAATAAAAAATATTTCTAATCCACTAATAAAAGCTTTATATGAAGATCGAGAGAAAGACATAAATAACTTAACTATCAAAGATCTGTCTTTTGGTGGAATTATCCCACTAATAAACTCAATGGTGAGAGTTGGAACATTAGAAGAAAAGTTCTTATTATTTGAAACAATATCAAATATAGATGTTGATTATACAAAGACTGTCACAAAGAAAAAGCTTAATAAGGAAACTAGAAAATATGAAGAAAAGGAATTTGTGCTTGATGCATATCAATATACCGTTGAAGTATGTAATAAAGCGAAAAGTAGACAAGATACATTAACAAAAAAGATAGTTACAGCATTAAACAAACAATATAATTCTAAATCAGGAGTTCAAATATTCACACTTGAAGATGAAAATGGTAAAGCTATAACTGGACTTTTAGCTAACAAGCTATCAAATCAATATCAGCAACCAGCTATTGTTATGTGGTTAAATGAAAGAGACAATAAATATATAGGAAGTCTTAGGGGTAACACTAAGGTACTTCAAAATTTTAAGAAGTGGTGTTTAGATACCGAGTTGTTTGATCTGGTCCAAGGACATGATAATGCCGCGGGAATAATAATAAAAGCTGAGAATGTGGACAAGCTAAAGGCTAAAACTGAAAATATAATTCCTGAAGAGTTTTGTTATGATGTTGATATGATTTATAACGGATCGGCTAATATTGAACATATTAAAGAAATAGATAGAAAAAGAGAATTGTGGTATGGTGGTTGTGCTGAACCATTGTTTGCAATCGAAAATCTAGAAATTAGCAAACAAAGCATTGTATTAAATAAGAGCGTATTGAAGTTCTACTATAATGGAGTATCTTATATAAAATTTAGATCTAGTGAAAGCGAACTAAATGAATTAAAGATGAATGGGTTTAATGAAAATATAACACTAAATATAGTAGGTAGATTTGATATAAATCGATACAATGGAAGGGAATATCCACAAATGATAATTGAGGATTACGAAGTAATTGATAATTCTCCAAGCATATATGGAATATTTGCATAAGATTTTTAAGTCAACATAGTTAATGATTGTGTTGACTGTTTTTTTTGTAAAAACCCGTGTACAAAATTTGTTATACATTATATAATATAAATATAGCGAATAACAAAAGATGAATAAAGGGAGTTGATTAAGTGTTATATTTTGCTTATGGGAGCAACTTAGATTACACTAGAATGCTAAGTAGATGTGCTGATTCCGATGTTTTTGGAGAAGCAATATTAGAAGGTTATAGATTAGTATTCATGGAAAACAACACAAAGAGAATAGTTGCAAATATTATTAAAAACAAAAACTTCACAACACATGGTGTTTTATATGAAGTAACTGAGAGTGATATGAAAAAGTTAGATGCTTTTGAAGGTCACCCACGTGTATATAAAAGAGCTAAAGTAATGGTATGTATTGAAGGAACTTGTATTGAAGCAACAACATACATAATGCAAAAAAAATGTGAAGTATATAGTTCAAATGAAGTTCATATTTTTAATAGAAAGTATGGTGCTCCTAAAAAGGATTATATGCAATTTATATTAAATGGTTATACAATGCATGGATTACCACAAGAAGAGCTTATGAAGAGCTATGCGTATTCTAAGAATAAGGACAGAGAGAGGAAGAAAAGCACAATGAATAAAACGGCGATATTTGTTTATGGAACATTAAAAAGAGGATATAGAAATCATAGATTTATGAAAGATGCTGAATATATCGGCGAAGGAAAAATTGATAACTTTGATATTTATACAGTTGGAGAACATGCATCATATCCTGCTATAGTTGAGGGTGATGGAGAAGTTTTTGGAGAAGTTTATACTGTAACAGATCGAGAGCTAGTACACATTGATAGGTTAGAAGGTTATCATGGAAAAGCTTATAAAGATAATTTATATGATAAAGAATTGGTAGAAGTTAAGATGCATGGAAAAACTATTAAAGCTTATGTTTACATGTGGAATAAATCAAAGAGCTTGCCTTATGGAAGTAAGCAATTAATTGACCAATTCTAAAAGTATAACTTAATTATGGGATAAGGAATTGTCCTATAATTAAGCTCTTATTATATACAAAGGGGATAAGATGATGGAGATAGAGGTTAGATTTGAAGAAGATGGAGAGATCAAAACAAAGAAGTTTATTAGCTATGAAGCTATTGGTTTTTGGATATGTAACAATTATGAGAATAGTATTATTGAAATTATAACAAGTGAAGACTAATTGATTGTGATATAATCAAATAAAAAATAAATTTTATTTTATAACAAAGGATGAGTTTAATTTGAGAAAGATATTAACCAACGATAGTGATTTTAATATTTTAATGATCGGTGATAGATTGGAATTACATTTTGAAAAAAAAATAACATTAGCAACTGTATCTTATATTGATGAAGAAGGAATAGAGATTGACGCTGATGGTTTTGGTGATGGTGTAATACTTAATGTTAAGAAAATACTAGCAGGTCAAAGCAAGTGTAAAGAAGTTGTAAAAATAGATGAAGACGAATATCAAGATATAAAGATGTGTATATCTCGCGAAAGTTATAGAGCTTATATGTCTGAAAAAAGAATAAATGAAGCTCATTTAGAAGCTATAAAGGCTACTGTTGAAGATCTGAAAATGGCTTTATATAAAATTTCTTTGATGGATTATATAAAAGATGCAAATGATTTAGCAGATGGAATGCTAAGAGATTTTTATGATTACGAGGGGTATATTAAAAGAGCTGCTTTACAACAGCGAAAAGAAAAACTTGATTTAAAGTAAATAAACAGTGTAAAAACGTTGGGAAATCCAGCGTTTTTTTTTAGTTTAAGCGCTTACAAGTGTTATAACATGTGTTATAATTATATATGTAAGGGGGAATAAAGTTGAAATCCTACTCATCGAGAGAGGTAATAAAAATCCTCAAAGAAAATGGTTGGTACTTAGAAAGAGTTTGTGGTTCGCATCACCAATTCAAACACCCCACAAACCCTAAGACAATACCAGTCAAGAATCCAACAAACTGCATACCAATCGGTACTTTAAAAAATATCGAAAGGTTATCAGGTATAAAATTCAAGTAAGGAGGTCGCCACCTCCTTCCCCTTAATTATATAATATTTGGAGGTTGTTTACAATGAGTACAATATATACTTTTCCAGCAATTTTATCTTTTGATACTGACGGAATTAATATTTCATTTCCTGATATAGAAGAAGCCTTTACATGTGCAGAAACAGAAGAAGAAGCGATAAATAATGCTCAAGAAGTTTTAGAATTAGTTTTAGTAGGAATGGAACAAGATGGAGTAGAAGTGCCTAAACCTACTAAATTATCTGAAGTTAAATGTGCTGAGAATGAACGCACTATATTAGTTACTGTTTATATGGCAGCAGCAAGAGCAAACGTTAAAGCGGTGTATATGAATAAAACATTAACGGTCCCTAAATGGCTAAATGAATTGGCCGTAAAAAAGAAGATAAACTTTTCTCAATTATTACAAGAAGCGTTAAAAGACGCATTAAATATTAAAACTCACTAAGCGGCGTAGAAAGATCTACGTCTTTTTTTTATCGAAAGTTTACTATTAAAATTTTGATTATACAATATAAACATAAATAACAATAAATAACGGAGGTAGGTATGAAGAAAAGAAATGATTATTTATCTTGGGATCAATACTTCATGGGAATCGCTCTTTTATCAGGTCTCAGAAGTAAGGACCCTAACACACAAGTAGGGGCGTGCATTGTTGATATAGATAATAAAATAGTTGGAGTTGGGTACAATGGTTTTCCGATGGGGTGTGATGATGATGAATTTCCCTGGGATAAAGAAGGTGAAAATCTTGAAACAAAATACCCCTACTCGTGTCACGCTGAATTAAATGCAATATTGAATAGCACTAAAAATATAAAAGGCTGCAAGATCTATGTGGATTTATTCCCTTGTAATGAGTGTGCTAAAGCAATAATTCAATCAGGAATAAGAGAGGTTGTATATCTTTCAGATAAATATTCCGATAAGGATTTTACTATTGCAGCTAAAAGAATGTTTAATGCATCGGGTGTTAAGCTTAAACAAATCAGAATGAATAAGAAAATACAAATGATATAAACGGAGGAAAAACATATGATAAGTGATAGCTTTGTGAGAAAAGCAAAGGTCGAAAAAGTTATAGATGGTGACACTTTGGAAGTAACAATTGACTTAGGATTTTGCATATCAGTTAACGAAAGAATTAGATTGCTGAGAGTAAACTGTCCAGAAATGAAAGGTGAAACTAGAGCTAAAGGTGAAGAAGCGAAACAATTTACACTAGGTGAAGTTTTAGGAAAAGAAGTAATGATAATTTCACATAAAACAGACACATTTAAAAGATGGCTAGGAGAAGTTATGTATGAAAACAAAGATGGGATTGAAACAAACTTATCTAATGAGCTTTTAAGACGAGGGTACGCAATCGAATTTATGGTTGATAAAATTTAATTTAACTTAGGAGGACGAAATAATGGAAAGATTAAAATTAAAAACAGTGGTGGATTTATTAATTAATTTAGGAATAGATTTTTGTATCGCGGTGGTTATTAAATACGGAATTTTCTTAGCTATGGCAAGAGAATTGGATCTTATAGGTGTTTATATATTTGTACTAGCTATATCTTTTCTTGTTAACATGAGTTACAAAAGGGAAACTAAAGAAAAATAGAAAGGCGCCTGGGGGCGGGGGGGGATCTTATATGATAATAAGCAATTTTGGAAAAGCTGTACTAGCTATTGAATTAAACAGCGAAAAAGAATTTGAGAATATAGCTTTATTTGAAGACTTAAAGGAAAAAAAATTTAAAATACGTGGTTCACTAGAAGAATGCTTATTGCTAATTGATCTGACAGATAGAAATATAACTGGTGAAAAAGCTTATGAGTTATTGAATAGAGTAAATATAATTGAAGTAATATCTCAAGGAATCGCTATGCCTGATATAAAAATAATAGTTAATGTTATGGATCTTGTTCTAATAGATGATGAAATAGAAGATAATCTTGAATTTATTGGAAAGCAAATGAGAGAATATTTTAAGATATAAATAATTAACAGTAGTCCTTTGTGGCTGCTGTTTTTTTACGAGAATATGTTTTAATTGGATGTTAATATTTAAACTGTATTTTTGTTATAATGCAAGTTATTTCAAATAAAGGTTCTTATTAACAAAAAACATTATAACAAAATATGTAATATTGTTATAATTTAATCATAGTGATAATTAACTATTAAAATTGGAGGATAATAAATATGAAAAAACTTAATAAAATTTATAATATTATACCTATTGCGGTTATAATATTATCATTTACTTATTTAGTAATTAATCGTGATGAATTGAGGTTCATAAGAGTTCAGGGTATAGATTTAAGTAGAGAAAGTATCAATGGAATTTCGTTAATGGACAAGTTCGATTTAAGTTCAGTTGAAAAGGCTTTTGGAAAAAGTGAAAAAGTAACTTTTGTAGATACGAACGCTGAAGGTTACGCATTCAATTCTGAGAAATGTGATGCTGCTATTGGCTTAGATAAAAATAACAATATAACTTCTATTGCGGGTTCTACATTAAAAGATACTTTATATACAGGGAAATGTATAACCTTAAATAAGTCTTCATTTGACGATATTATAGAAGCATATGGAATTAACTATTTGAAGGTAATTTCAAAAGATTCTGAAAGAGGAAACAAAGAAACAGGATATTCCATAACTTATATTGATAAGAAGAATAACTACAAATTAGAATTTGACATATTTGAGTTTAAATCAAAAGAAGAAATTCAAAATATTAGATTGTGGAAATATAAATAATTTTCAACCATATAGTACTAAATTTTTTATAAGAATAATATATTCAAGTGTAATATTATGTAAATAATTCGTGTATTTTATATCCGCATGCAAAGGTTTGTGTGATATATTGACAAAAGAAGAAAATAAAGGTAACATATAATAAGTGCATTTTGTAAATAAAGGAATTAAATTGAAATGAGAAATTCAATTTAAGAGTGTATGAAATTCTACATCGGCATTAAATATTTACATTTAGTTTAGTTACCATTTAAAACAAAAATAAAGAAAAAATAAAGAGGGAATTATTATGGTAAATTTTAAAAAAATCATTGTTGGGGTTTTATCAGTATCTTTATTTTCTACTTGTATCTTCACTCCTGCGTTAGCATCCACTAATGAAAAGATTCCAGCATCAATCAGTTCATCTGTAAATTTCAAAAAGGAAAATAGTGCAAGTGCAAAAAATTGGGCGACAAAAACAAAAGATACAGTAAAAACAAATCTTGTTTCTAAAATAGAAAAGGAAAAAGATGAAAAGAATAAACTTAAATTACAGGAAGTCTTAAAAAAACAAGATAAGTTTGAACCGTTACAATTCTTTAAAGATAATTCGGATGGTTCAACATCTTTAGTTACAAAGTTACCATTTGTTCAAGTGAAAGTAGGAGATTATACAACTTCAGCAGATGCGAATGGAGAATTTTATTTAGAAGGTATTAGCAAAGGGGAGTATCCATTAGAGGTTTCTTACGACGGTTTTATAGTTAATAAATCTACTATAAAGATCGGAGAACTTAAATCTTCAGAAAGATTTAACATTGTAATAGACAGGGAAGATACTGAATTTGCAAGTTCATTTAAGAAAATGGGAGATAGTCATAAAGAAAATATGAAAGAAAGTAATCAAGAAACTATGGAGGTATACGGCGCACAAGTTTATGCGACATCAGGATCAATTATTTATTTTCCTCAAATTCCAAGGTTAAGCAGAGTTCCATGGAGTAAGGACCCTGGTGGAATGTATATTGCAAAAGATACAAATGTAGTGGGGTGTAATAAAGCAGATAATTATACTTTAGATAAAGCTTATGAAACTGGTTCTTTTCCTTTTAACGATTCTGATTGTGCAGTATCAATTTGGTTAGGTTTTGCGTATGCATCAGATCCTTTGTCATATAGTTATCAGCCAATGACTTATTATTGTTGGATAGAGGCTCTTGGTAATGATTCTAGCGAAGAGAATATCTATTGTAATGGTAAAACAGAAATGAGCACACATCAATCTAAAGGCATTCACACGAATTGTTCTTGGTTTGATGGAGTAAATCATCCAGAAGAATTACATGCTCATAACTAAAATTTACGCTTTACTAATAAATTATTAAGTAAAAAACCAGTATAAATTTATACTGGTTTTTTTATATTCATATATAAAACATTGTATTTTTATAAATAAAAAAGGCTGTCTGTAGTAAAATTTGACAGCCTTCGCCCATAGGCTAACCTTTGGACAACCTTCTAAAAATATTAGGTGACTTTATTATAACACGTTGAGTTTACCATGTACATAGTGATTATATAATATAAATACTAAACATAATCAATGAGGTGGTTAAATGAAGAAAACAAATGAAAAAGCAAAAAAAGATATTATAAAAACCTTAGATACAAGAGAGCAATGTAGAGATAAACTTCCGATATTTTTCGGTAGCCGAGATAACTATATTCACGGCGTAAAAGAGGTTGTTGCAAATGCGATTGATGAAATTAGTAATAATTTTGATAAGGGTGAAATTATAGTAGAGCTATTCGAAGATGAAAAAACTATTTCGGTCTTTGATACCGGTCGAGGTGTTCCAATAGAAAAAGAGACAGATGGAAAGCCAAACTATGTGCTTTTATTTGAAACTCTTTTCGCGGGTAGTAACTTTGAGAATAATGAGAATAAAAAAATAACGGTGGGAACAAATGGTTGTGGGACATGCGTCTTAAATCATACATCGGAATTATTCAAAGTTAACTCAGGGAGAGATGGAAAAGAGTATGAATTGATTTATGAAAATGGAGGAACCTTTAAGAGGTTTAAAGTAGTAGGTAAGACTGATGCGTCATTTTCAAAATTTACTTTTAGACTAGATAGAGAAGTTTATACAAATATAGTTTATAAAGCTGAAGAATTAAAAGATATATGCAAGCATAACGCTGCTGTTAATAATAAAATAACCATAACATTTAGACATAAAGGAGAAGCGGTTAAATACCATTATGACAACGTTGAAGAGTATTTTAATGAAGTAACTTTAAGTAAAACATGCCCTAATGTGGTAGGTGTTAATAAACACTATAAAGATACATGGGAGAGAGATCGTGACGTTTTTGTAACTGAAGAAAATAACGTTAATGTGATATTAGCAACTTCCAGTGAACCAGTTCAACAAACGTTCTTAAATTCAAACTATCTACCTCAAAAAGGAACAATACACGATGGAATAATAAACGGTGTAAGACTATTCACAAATAAGTATTGTAATGAAAATAAGCTTATTGATAAAAAAATTGGAGCTATAACCAAAGAAGATATAGAGGAAAGTATAAGTTTTGTAGCAGCGATAAACTCAACTAATGTTGAGTATGAAAACCAAATTAAATTGGCCACTCAGAAAAAATTATACAAAACAATAGCTCAATCTTATATCCAGGATCTATTGCAAATAATGTTAATAGAAAAGCCAAAAGATTTTGAAAAGCTTATTAAACATATTCTTGAAGTACAGAAGTTTAATAATAAAGCTCGTGCAAGTAAAAGCGCATTAAAGAAAAAGTTAAGTGAAAAAATTGATAACTTATCAAATAGGGTTGAGGGGTTAGTGGATTGTAAGATTCATGGTCCAGAAGCTGAATTATTTATAGCTGAAGGAAGATCAGCTTTAGGATCAATAGTATTAGCTAGGAATCCAAAAAATCAAGCTGCTATTCCAATCCGTGGAAAGATCTTAAATTGTCTAAAAGCAGATTATCAAACTATATTCAAAAACGAGATAATCCTAGATTTAATAAGATGCCTAGGTTGTGGCGTTGAAACTGATAAGAAAAATAAGGATCTTGGCGAATTTGATATTAACGCTTTGAGATATGGCCGAATAATGATAGCAACCGACGCTGATCCAGATGGAGCTCAGATTCAATGTTTATTATTAACTATGTTTTATAGATTAACTCCAACATTAATCAATGAGGGAAGAGTATATATAGTAAAAACACCACTATATGAGGTTAAGTGTGGCGATGAAATAACTTATATCTATTCAGAGGAAGAAAAAGCTGATAAATTAAAAGCTTTTGAAGGTAAGAGATATACATTATCAAGAGCAAAAGGACTTGGCGAACTAGATGCTCAAGTTATGTCGGATACTGGTGTAAATCCTGAAACTAGAAACGTAGAACAAGTTACCGTTGAGAATATTACGGAAATGATAAAAACATTTGAAATTTGGATGGGACAAGATGTAACGGATAGAAAGGCAATCATAGAAAGCAGCCTTGATAAGTTCATAGAAGAAGTGATGTAGCCAAGTTTACTATCAACCTATGTATTATACAATATAAATACAAAGTATAATATATAGGTTATTTTTTGGAGGTAACAAATGAAAAATATAGTAAATATCTTAAATGATAATAGCTTAGAGTACGCAGCTTATGTAATAAGTGATAGAGCGCTGCCAGATATAAGAGATGGATTAAAGCCAGTACATAGGAGAATCCTTTTTACAATGGATAGAATGAACGCTTATTCATTTACAAAGTCTGCGAATATTGAAGGAAAAACGATGGAAACTCACCCACACGGTGGCTCATATGGAGCGATGGTTGGTATGGTTCAAAAGGATAGCAATCTAACACCTTATATAATTGGTAAAGGTAATTTTGCACAACATACTAGCAGAGATTTGCAGCCTGGTGCACCAAGATATACAGAAGCTAAGGTATCACCATTGGCCAAAGAGATATTAAAAGATCTAGATAAGAAAACGGTAAATTACATTCCTAATTACGATGGAACTATAATGATGCCTGAAGTTCTTCCGGTTAAATTTCCAACAGTCTTACACACCGCGCAAGAAGGAATTGCTTACGGTATGGCGTCAAGAATCCCCTCATTTAATCTGATTGAGCTTAACAATGCAATTATTCATTATATAAACACCGAAGAAAAAACTCTTTTGATACCTGATTTTGCAACTGGCGGTTATGTTATAAACAATAAAGATGTTTTTGAAAAGATTAACGATGAAGGTTCAGGATCTTTGAGATTAAGAGCTAAAGTTGAGATTAAAGGAAATGTACTTTCAATTACTGAAATACCTTATTCAACCACTAGAGAGCAAATAATTGAGAAGGTTATTGAATTAGTTAAAGGTGGTAAATTGAAAGAAGTTACTGATATAAAGGATTTGACTGGATTACACGGTATGGAAATAGAAATCACATGCAAAAAAAATACTGATATGAGATTACTATTAGAAAGATTATATCAAAACACTTCAATGGAAAATGCCTATAGCTGCAACATGAATATTCTTCACAATGGATTGCCTAAAGTTATGGGAGTATGGGAAATCATAGATAAATGGCTTGATTGGAGAATGGATTGTATAAAAAATGGTTTGATGCATGAGATAGAAAATCTTAATCAAAAATTACACCTTTTAAAAGGGTTAGAAAAGGTTCTTTTAGATATAGATAAAGCTATAGAAATAATAAGAAGATCTGATGAAGATGTTATAAATTCCAATCTAAAAATTGAGTTCAATATTGATGATATTCAAGCTGACTATATTTCTAATATGAAGCTTAAAAATATTAATAAGGATTATATTATTAAGCAAATAAAAGATATTGAAGCACTTGAAGATCTAATATCAGTGAAGAATAACGTTTTAAATTCAGATGAAAGCATTAAGTATATAATTTGTGAAGATTTGAAATCTATAAATTCTAAATATGGACAAGAAAGAAAAACACAAATATTAACTATTGATGAAAAAATCAAAGAGGTTATAAGCAAAGCTAAAAAAGAAGTTCCTGATTATAGTGTTAAATTATTAGTAACTAAAGAGGGTTATGTAAAAAAACAAAATACTTCAGTAAGAGCCGATCAAAAACTAAAAGATGGAGATGTTGTTCTTGAAGAATTTGATACTAATAATAAAAATGAACTTGTTGTCTTTAGTGGAACAGATGCTTTTAAAATTAAAATTGATGCATTGTCTAATAGCAAGCCTAGTGATATGGGTGATTATATTCCAAATATTATTGGTGTTTCTGAAGTAGTTGGTTACACCGTGGTTGATGAAAATTATAAGTTTATCCTGGTGTGTTACGACAATGGAAAAGTAGCAAAGGTTGATCTAGAATCATTTAGAACTGAAACTAGCAGAAAGAAACTTGCTAATAGTTTAAATAAAAATGCTAAAGTAGTAAATATTCTTTCTTTTAAAAACGAAGAAGAATTTATATTAATAGATAAGAAGAATAAGGAAATTGTTAAACACACTCAGGATCTGATAACAAAAGCTTCAAGATCAACTCAAGGTGTAAATGTAGCTAGAAACATTGTAAATATAAAGAAAGGTAGAGCTTAGGCTCTATTTTTTTTTACTAAGTTTACCTTAGAAATATTGATTATATAATATAAATACAAAAAGTAATGGAGGTAATATATGAAGAAGAAGATGATTATATTTACTGGTGTTGATGCTACTGGAAAGTCAACAATATCTAGTAGAATGCAGAAACATCTTAATTGGGATCTAATCCACTTCGATAAGGTTCACAGCCTAGAAGAAAGTAAGCATATCAACTATAAGTTTTTAGAAGAAGTAAATGAAAACATATTAGTTGATAGGTACTACATGGAAGAAATAGTTTATGCTCCAATTTATAGAGGTTACTCAGCAAACTATGTAGCAGATCTTGAAGAAAAGCTTTTGGAAAAGTTTGATGTAGCGATAGTTTATACAACGGCAGATACAAAGGTGATAGAAGAAAGATTTAGAACTCGTGGCGAAGATTCAACAAAAGCGTCAGATATAGATACTTTAAAAGAAAATTACATTAATTTTTTAGATAAATCACTTATAAAAACAGTTATCAAGGTAGATACAACGAAAGAATTTGATAAAGAAAGTGAAAATAAATTAGTTGAGGTGTTAAAGAATGTTTAATTTAATTGCATGTGTAGATGAAAACGGAGCTTTAGGATATAAGAATGATTTATTATTCCAATATCCAGAAGATATGAAGCTTTTTAAAGAAGCAACTCTTGGTGGAATAGTTATTATGGGTAGAAATACTTGGCTCTCATTACCAGAAAGATTTAGACCATTACCAGGAAGAGAAAACATTATAATAAGCTCTACAATGGAAGTTATACCTAGTAGATTTACTGTTGCTCAAAGCATAGAAGAGGTAATAGAAATAGTAAAGGAATCTGATAAAAATAAGTGGGTTATCGGTGGAGGAAAAGTATATAACGACTTTTTGCATCAAGGATTAATTAGTGAAATTCATTTATCAGAATCTAAAATTGTTGCTGAAAAGGCTGATACATTTATAGATATAGAATTTATAAAAAATAACTATGAGGAAACAGTGAGTATGGATAAAGGTGAATTTGTATATAAGATTTATAATAAAAAAATGCTTTAAATTAAGCTTACTATATAAATATTAATTATACAATATAAATATAAACAAGATTAATAAACAAAGGAGAAATGAAATAATATGAACAAAGCTGATATATTTTTTAAAGAGGACATAAACAAAATACTTAATGAAGGTGTGTTTGATATAAACCCTAGACCTAAGTGGCAAGATGGAACACCAGCACATTCTAAGTTTGTTACTCACCACATGAGAACATTTGATATAAGTAAAGGTGAGTTTCCGATAACGACAATAAAGCCAACGGCAGCAAAATTAGCTATAAAGGAATTAAGGTGGATGTTCCAACTTGGTTCAAATGATTTGAATATACTTGAAAATGAATTTGGTGTTATGTGGTGGAGACCATGGGATATAGGAAATGGCACTATTGGTCGTAGATATGGCGGAACAATAGGTAAATACGATTTAACAACTAAGCTTTTAGATGGAATAGTAAAAGATCCATACGGTAGAAGACATATAATTGATTTATGGCAAGAAGACGACTTTAAAGAGACAAGTGGTTTAAATCCTTGCTTAATAACTTATTTATTTTCAGTTCGTAGAGAATATATTGATTTAATGCTTATTCAAAGAAGTTCTGATTTAATAGCTGCAGGTAATATTGATGCGATCCAATCAACAGCTTTATTAATGATGGTAGCTAAGCATACAGGATATAAACCTGGTAAGTTCTCTTGGGTGATTAATAACTTTCATATATACGATAGACACGAAGAAATTGCTAGAGAATTTTTAAATAGACCAGTGAGTGAAAAAACTCCAAAACTAATATTAGATACTGATAAAACAAATTTCTTTGATATAACTGAAGATGATTTTAGAGTTGAAGATTATGAACCAATGAAGAGGATTGCAATTCCATTAGCCGTGTAAATAATTATTATTTAATATAAACACAAAGGGTATTGAGGAGAGTGTATAATGGATCAAATCTACAGCAAGGAAGGGTTTATAATCTTTCCAGTAAAAATAGGTTATGTTATACATAATACTGCAAAGGAATTTGAGAGTGGTCATACACATTTAAAATCATTAGAAGCTTGTAAGTGTGCCATTGATTTATGTATCTATAAGAAAGTTCCTAGAAGTAATAGTATTTATTTTTTAACCTCCCTATTAAGAATCGCTAATGATAAAAAATATGTGGCTGAGTTAGAGCATTTAATTGAAATTAAAATTGAAAAAGCAAAGAACAAAACTACTAAATTTAGAAAATAATAAAAGGGGCTTAGGTCCCTTTTTTATTTCCAAGAAAATGGGAAAAATGTCGAAAAAGCGTGTACAAAAGACAGAAATTATTATATAATATAAATGTAGCAAATAATAAAGGAGGTGAAAAAAATGAGAGTACACAACGAAAGTTGCACTCCAGAAGAATTTAAAATGGCTCTTGAGCTACTAATTGAAAACTGTACATTCACTACAGAAGACAATAAAAGAATAGTAATTCAAGAACCAACCTTTGAGCTTTTAGCTGAGTTTGTTAGATTAGTAAAAGCTATAAAGTAATATCCACTAAGGGAAAGTAATTACAGTTACTTTCTCTTTAAATATTTATATTATATAATAAAGTATAGTAGATGTTGGAGGTGGTGTCAAGATTATGGAATACAAGGATAAAATTAAAGAAGTATTTGGAGATATGGATATAGATTTTTTAGAACCATATGAAGAAGAAGCTCTATTAGTAATAGAAAATCAATGTCTTAATGAAAAAGTTCGTTATAGAGGAAATTCGGAACTTGAAGCTTTTAAGAAATACAAAGCAATTCCTCATAATAATAAATGTGTAATCAAGGCAAAAGTTGTTCTAACTGCCATTGGTTCAATACCTATGATAATAGAATATGAAGAGATCGAAAAAATTAAATAATTGGAGTGATAAAATGTCTTATGAATATGATCCAACTAAAGCACCTGAATACTATAACCCAGATGATCCTAATCAATTATTAGATATGGCTGATTTTCCGTATGAGGTACTTGAAGATAAGTACGTATTAGTAGAGAATCCTGGAACTATAAAAGAAAGATATTTAAGTTTTTATGACACAGAAATAGAAGCTCTTAAAATAGGAAAAAGAATTTCTCATAAACGTTGGAAAGTTGTACATGCTAGAGTAGCGGTTTCAAATATATTTGGAATGAAAGTCTTTACAGGATATGAAGTATATGAAGAAAAATAAATAATGATTAAACTTACAAAAGATAAAAAATAGGAGTGATAAACATGGGATTTTTAGAAAAATTCTTTAAGGTAAAAGAGGGAGCTGACACAACAGGCTTTGCATTGGAAAAAAGATATAAAGTTGATTTTGTAAAGATAAGAGATAAAAACATAGATTTAGAAAATGTAGAAGTATATTTTCCTTTTAATACTAGCGATATAGTTGTAAACGGAAAACGTAGAAGATTTGATGCTTACAAGGTTGATGAAACAGTTTGGAGCAGTGACAATAAATATCAAAGAATTATCACTAATGATTTTGTTTTTTGGATTAAGCCAAGAGATTATAAATCATTAAAAGATATTATGATGCGTAGACAAAAGGAGTATTTAAAAAATAGATAATAATATTGAACATCACATTATTCAGGAGTGAATTTGTGGTGTTTTTTTATCATAATACTAAATCTGTTTTATATCCATTTTTACCATTGTATGGTATAATGTAATTACTATATTATATAGAGTTAAATATAAATAAAGGGATTTGTAAATGAAAAGTATTTAAAATTAAACTTTTTAGATCTTAGCGTCTATATCAATATAGAGTAAGGTGTCCTTTGATGCGCCGTCTCCTACTCAAATGTTTTACCTTAGAAATAATAAGTTGTTTTTAAGGCAAGACATTTGAAAGGGAGGTGAAATTCATGGCAAAGAGATACATACGACTTGAATACGAAAGTGAGAAGTCGCCAGTAGTAGAAGAGAAGGGAATAAGCTTTAAACAACTAATAGTATTTGCGGTAGCGCTTATATTAATTCAACATGCTGTTGCAAATGGCGTTAGTAATGACATAATAATAGCTCTAATACTAAATCTTCTGAAGTAGAGCGCAGGGATTTAGCAAAGAGCTGACATTACAAGCTGGGAACGATTCGTCGTTCCTTTTTCTTTTATTATTATCTTCATTATATCATAATTATATACCTTCGCAATATAAATAATGTATATTTTTCCTAATTATTCAACATTAAATTTTCTTAATTTAAAAACATAAAAGTGAGTACCAGAACTGATACTAAGCTGAGTACCAAAAGTGATACTCAGGTGAGTACCAAAACTGGTACTATAACAATAACCATATAACAATAACCATATAATAAAAACCAATACTAGGCTGCGAAAAATAAATTTTTCTACGCCACCAATAATTACTTTTTAAAATTCTCTCTTTTCCTTACATGGAAATTATGATAAAATAATTGCGAATATACGTTCGTGTAAAGGAGTAAGTAAAAATGAGAGTGGTTGCAAAGGAAATCGAAATGATCGCACATTTTTTAAAAGATGGAAGCATTGCTCCAATTAGATTTAAAATGGAAGAAGATAATAAGTGTGAAGTTATAAAGATAGATAAAATTGTAAGTAAAAGTAATGAGAAGTATTGCGGTAACAGAATGATTATATTTGATTGTCAGAGCGTAATAAATGGAATTGAAAAGCAATATCAGATTAAATATGACATTGAAAATTGTAAATTTATATTGTTTAAAATATAATATCATTTCTGAATTTACCTTAAAAAACACCATTATATAATATAAAAAAAGAATGTAATGGAGGTTTATATGTGTAAAAAGCGGAATGAAATATTGACCAGCAAAAAGATTAAAGTTGTTCCATCAAAACAGATTAATGATAAATTTACTATAGTTTCAAACGCAGCTATAGCTCTATTGGATAGCAAATCATTTCATATCTATTGTTATCTATTGAGCTGCTGCGACGAAAATAGTTACTGTTACCCTTCGTATGATGATATTCAGGATAAGTTAAATATGAATAGAAACACCATTTCTACTTCAATTAAATTCTTAAAAGATTTTGGACTGATTGATATCCAGAAAAAGAAACGAGGTACCTATTTAAATAATTCATATATTGTATATGGGATTATAAAAGTAGGCGAAAACTAAGTTTACGATATAGATATTTACTATATAATATAAATACAAAATACACTAAGGAGGAAGTTATGATAAGTTTATTTACTGGTGCTATGGGGTGTGGTAAATCGGCACACATAATTAATCATTATGAACAATACGATGTACACGATATGTTTTTAGCTTTTAAGCCTAAGGTAGATTCAAGAACACCCAATAGAATTTCATCGAGAGATGGAAGGTATATTGATGCTATTGAAATAACATCTTTTCAAGAAATATTGGATATTTGTAAATCTAAAAATATAGATATTATATATATTGATGAAGTGCAATTTATTGATATATCAGGATTAAAAGAGCTATTCGTTTATGTCCAAAACAACGATATTTCTATTGTTGCAGGTGGATTAGATTTAACAAGTGAGCTAGATCCGTTCCAAATAACAGGTGTATTCATGTGTTATGCAAATCGAATTGTAAAATTAAAATCAGAATGTAATATTTGTGGAGTATACAATGCTACATTATCCGATTGTTTAATCGAAAAGAATGGAGCTATCCTGGTAGGCAACGATGAAGCTTATATAAAGACTTGCAATAAATGTCATAGCAAAATAAAATGATTATTTTAATTTGGAGGTAGATTTATATGGAAAGCGTGCAAAGAATAATGTGCCCAAAATGTTGCGAGGGATTTGTAGTAAATAAAGATTTTAGAGAAGATCTAGGTTATCTTGGCGAAAGAATTGTAATGCCAATGACAGAAATACCATATTGTAATAAATGTCTTACAAAATTTAGCGTAGAAGTTGATACCAAAAACCTTATTATAAGAATAAGAGAATATTATAGATAATCCTCAGTAACTTCCAATTTATGTAAACTTATGTTATCATATTATATATAGGTTTGCTCAAACGAGGTGGGTTAAATGGGAAGAAAGAAAACTGAAGATGCTTATCGTGAAACTCTAAGTATAAAGCTTACTAGCAGCCAAAAGGACGTTATAGAAAAAAATAAATGGATACGTGAGGAAGTAATCAAGAATGTTAGAGATTATATAAATTATTATCTTGATGATTCAAGCGTAAGAAAAAAGTAACTAAGATAAAGGCAGAAATTATGCCTTTATTTTTTTTGCTGCTGATGAAAAGGTGGTGTTTTACAAAGTTTACCCTACAAATAACAATTATATAATATAAACACAGATTATAATTGATTGTAGGAGGAAACAACGAATGAGGATTGAGTTAGGTAATAATAAGTCTGATAACTATACAATACTACACCTTCACTCTGATCTAAGTAATGGAGTTACAAACATAGACAGCGTTACAAAGTTTGAACAATATATAAAAAGAGCTAAAGAGCTAGGAATGAAAAGTTTAGCTTTTACAGAACACGGAAATATCTTTAGTTGGGTAAAGAAAAAAGAAACATGCGAAAAGAATGGATTAAAATATATTCATGCCGTAGAAGTCTATGTAACTAAATCTTTAGATGAAAAAGTAAGAGATAACTACCATGTTTGCTTATATGCCAAAAATTTTGATGGTGTTAGTGAATTGAATGCCATTTTATCAAAATCTTTCAATAGAGAAAATGGCCACTTTTATTACGCTCCAAGAATTACATTTGATGAATTGATTAACACAAGCAACAATATTCTAATGACAACTGCCTGCATTGGTGGAATATTAGCTCGTGGTGATGATGAAATAAAAGATAGATTTATAAGATTTATAGTTAAAAATAGTCATAGATGTTGGTTAGAAGTTCAGCATCATCAAGACCAGGCACAAGTAAAACATAATGAATTTTTATTAAGTTTAGCTCGTAAATATAATCTTAACTTAATATCTGGAACTGATACACACGCTTTAAACGCTACACATGCAAAAGGTAGAGCTATTCTTCAAAAGTCCAAAGGAATACATTTTTCTGAAGAAGATAGTTGGGATATTACTTTAAAAACATTTAATGAATTAGTCCAAGCTTATAGAGCTCAAGGTTTGTTTTCAAATGAAGAGATTTTTGAATTTATAGATAATACGAATAAGTTAGCAGCTCAAATAGAAACTTTTGAATTAGATAGAAGTTACAAATACCCTAAGCTATATGATGAACCTTTAAATGTTTTGAGAAAAAAGATTTTTCAAGGAATTAAAGATAAGAAAATTGATAAATATCCAAACTATGAAAGTGAATACATTCCTAGAATTAAGGAAGAGCTTGAAGTTTACAAACATAACAAAGCAATAGATTACTTGTTACTCGATGAAGATATTAAGGCTTATGGCCGAGAAAAAGATATTTATGCGGGTCCATCAAGAGGATCTGTTTCTGGATCAGTTATTGCATACTTAATTGGAATGACTGAAATGGATAGTATTATTCACAAATTAAACTTCCAGCGTTAACTAAAAGTAAAGCGCTGATAAAACCCGGTGAATTGCTGGAAAATCCTTAGAGCTCAATAAACTACAAAGTAGTCTGAAATGACAAGCTTGAATGTTTGAAAATTATTGAGATTGGACAATCAGCAGCCAATTCTTTGATAGCTTTAGAAGTCAAGGATCGGTTCAGAGCATAGAGATTGAGTAAGCTAACAATAAAATCTCCACGAGTTCCGGGGCTTACACACGCCTTCATTAACGACATAATATTAATTAATGAGGTGATTTAATTGACTAAGAAATGTTTATATTGCGGTAAGGAATTTACCCCTAAAAAGAATACAGTTAAGTTTTGTTCTAAATCTTGTGGTGTAAAAAACAGACACCCAGAAGATGTTGGTTTATTTAAAAATAAACTTGCAACAAAAGATATTAAAGCTTATTTACTTGGTTTATTAGTAACAGATGGTTGTATAACAACCAATGGAAACACAGGTGTAATATCTATTGGATTAAATGATTTAGATATGATAACTAAAATAAGAGATCTTGTGTGTCCAACTAAAAAAATATATGTTTTAAAAGAAGTACATTATCAAGTAAAATGGAAAAACAGTTATGATATTAAAGTTTTAAATAAGCTAGGAATTAAAGAGAATAAAACTTTGACTGCACCATTTAATAATTTAGGTAAAAATAAGTGGGATTATTTAAGAGGAATATTAGATGGAGATGGTTGTGTGTATAATGTCACTAAACTTGATAAAAAGAGTGGTAGAGAATATAAATATACACATATTGGAATAGCGTCAGCTAGCACGACATTTTGCAATGGATTAATGAAATTTCTAAGTGATAATGATTTAAATCCTAAATTGCAATATGATAAAAGGGGACAAGGCAAAACAGCAATTATAAGTATATTTCCAAAAGCGAAAGTAAAATCACTTTATAACCATTTATATAGTGAAAATACTGAGTGGAAATTTGATAGGAAATATGAGAAGTTTAGTTAATGAAGGCGTTATAAGTATGATATATGCCGAGCTTATAGGAAACTATAAGAAGTTAGGATAAAAAGCCTAACGATAACAAAACTGTTTATGAACAATGAAAGAATCTCACTAGCCGATGTGGACACAGATTGGCCGCCAGCTAAAAGAGATGTTATAAAAGACTACATATATAATAAAGAAGGTTTATATTGTGCTGATATTATAACATTTAATACAGTAGCTCTAAAAGGCAGCATAAGAGACGTGTGTAGAGCATTATATCAGAAAGAACTACCAAAAGATTTAAAAGAACAATCTGATAACGATGTACAAGGTTATGGAACCTTAACGGATAGCACAAGTAAAGCTGTAAAGCAACATCAGGAAAACACCTACTTAAACATATCTAATTATATTTGTGAAAATGTAGAAGTTGCTGAAAGTAAAATGAGAAAAGAATATCCTGAAGTGTTTGAATATGTAGATATAATAAACGGTACTATAGTTTCAATTGGAGTTCACCCTTGCGGAACGGTTGTCTCCCCTATTCCATTAGATACAGCAATGGGAACATTAACTGTTTCAACATCAGATCGACCTGTAACAATGATAAACATGAAGGAAGTTGAAAGTCTTTTCTTTGTTAAATTAGATATTTTAGGGTAAATCTTGCCCTAGTAAAAGTGGGCAATATGCTGGGAAGAGCTTAGAGCCTTCATGCACCTACAGGTATTTGTACAACTTGTAGTCGAAACAGTTGAAGGATTGTTCAATCAGCAGGCACGATAAGATCCGCCTCAACGACTGGGAGAATATCTCCGTTATATATGAGCGATTATATATAATATCCCCAAGAAAATGATACAGTCTGAACATCTAGGTAACACCTAGAGAGTCAAGTGGAAACAACTTGGCCGCTTAGTTTTTTGAGAAAACGCGTTATAATTCAATTATGTTATAAAGGAAGGGGTAATTGAATTATCTATGTCACGAGCAAAATTAACCAAAGAAGAATTTTATAATGAAATTAAAAGAATATATGACAAATATAATAAAATAGATGTTAATTTGTTTAATCAAGAATCAATATACGATATAAATTTTCAAGGCTATTGTTTAAAGTATGGTGGTATAAAAAACATATGCAAGGAGCTTGGTATAGAGCACACATTATATAATGAAGTTAGCAAAGAAGAACTAATAAAAAGAGCCGAAGAGGTTTATGAAAAATATGGGAGAATAAATAAAGAATTATGTTCTAAACATCAAATTAGTTCAAGTTCTGTGAGAAAACAATTTGGTTCATATTCAATCTTGTTTAAAATCATAGATGATAATTATAACTTCAATAGAAATGTGTTAAAGCGAGACATTTTAGATGATATAAAGTTTTTTTGTAAAAAATATGACACAACTTCATCTACTCTTTACAGAAAGCACGGTAAGTATTCCCAAACAGTTATAGATCGATTTGGTGGTTGGGTAAATATATTAGAAGAATTAGAACTATCTCCACTATGCAAGAAAGTTGGCCTTGAATATATGAGAGAACAGGTTGTAGTGTTATTGAACGAATATGGTTTTATATCAGCTGAAATTGTAAATGATAATTGTGATTTTACATATTCAGCTCTGAGAGCCCACTTTAAAAATAAAAAAGATATGTCAAATTTCTTTGGACAAGAAAATATATTTAACTCTGGCAGAAGTAATAAAGAGAGATTAATTGCCCAAATATTGAATGATTTAGTTGGCAAAAATTTATACGAAACAGAGAAGTCCTGGGAATGGTTCGTTAACACTAATGATAGAAGAATGTATGTTGATTTCTATGTGCCTAGCAAAAACTTAGCCATAGAGTATGATGGAATGCAACATTTTACATATGTTTCAAAGTTCCATAAAACAAATGAATGTTTTGAAAAGCAAAAACAACGCGATATTCTCAAAAGTAAACTTTTAAAAGAAAATGGAGTGAATTTAAAAAGAATAAGTTATAAGGAAAAGATAACTCCAGAATTAATTATGAGTTTAGTATCATAAAACTAAGTAGTAACAAATTTGTAGATAATGTTGAATTAATTAATGAAACTTGTAAGTTGGCAGGTATTGAAAGATTAAATCCTGATAATGTTTTAGATGATGAAAAAGTTTGGAAAGCTATGAGAGATAATACTGTTGGAATCTTCCAATGGGAATCAGATATGGCTTCAAAGTATTTAAAATCATTGTTCAGCGATGAAACGCTTGCTAAGATCAAAGAGAAGAATCCTAACTTTAAATATATAGATTTATTTTCTGTTGGTAATGGAGCTTTAAGACCTGCTGGTGCATCATATAGAGAAGAATTAGCACAAGGTATATTTAGAGATAATGGCCACCCTGCCCTAAATGAATTTTTAGCTCCAACTCTAGGATATTTAGTTTACCAGGAACAAATAATTGAGTTCTTAAATACTTTCTGTGGTTTTACAATGGGTGAAGCTGATACCGTAAGAAGAGCTTTTGCTAAGAAAACTGGAACTGAAATTTATATTCCAAAGATCACAGAGGGCTTCATTCAAACAATGAGAGATCATCACGGCGTGGATCAAGCTACATCGAAAGTTCTAATAGTTAACTTTTTACAAGTTATACAAGATGCCAGCGATTATCTATTCTCCTTAAATCACTCACAAGCATATAGTTATATTGGTTATATATGCGGATATTTGAGATACTACTATCCACTAGAATTTTTTTCAGCGATGTTAAATATAAATAGTGGTAATATGGAAAAGACAGCAAAGATCATAGATTACGCCAAGGCTTCAGGAATAAGTATCGCTCCCCCAACCTACGGAAAATCTAAGGCTGCATATTTCTTTGATAAAGATCACAACGTAATTTATAAAGGAATAGAAAGCGTTAAATTCTTAAATGCTGAATTGGCCGATGAATTATATTTACACTCAAAATCAGTTAAATACAATGATTTTATGGATTTATACTTAAACACTTCAAATATAAATTCTAGACAATGGGAAGTTCTTGTTAAGATCGGTTACTTTAGAAAATATGGTTCAATCAAAAAATTATTAAAAGTTATTGAGATCTGTTCTGAATATGCAAATAAAAAACAATATAAAAAAGAAAAGGTTGATTGTGAATTAATTAAAAGATTTGCTAAGGCTGAAACTGAAAAGATGTTTAAAGAAGTAGATAACATGGCACTATGCAGCTATTTAATTTCTCAAATACCTAATGAAGAATTTGATCTTGGTGATTTAGCTGAGTTTGAAGCTGAATTTATTGGCTCTATTAATATTACTGATCCTTCAGCAGATCGAAGAGAGTGTATTGTATTGGACGTTGATACTAAATACACACCTGTTCTTTCATTATATAGAATACAAAATGGCGAGATTATAAAAGTTAAAGTCCAAAAGGATTTCTATTACTCAAAGAAAGTTGCTAAATATGATTGTATTTATGTGGCCAATGCTGAGAAAAAAAATAAAAAAAGAAAAGTAGATAATAAATGGATTACTCTTGATGAATTTGATGTTTATATAAATTATTATAGACTACAAAAATAGATTAATTTGTTATATAATATAAATACAGACAACAAATGATTTGATGGGTATGTCAGCATAATTGAGTGCTGATGTACCCTTATTTTTTTTAAGGGGTGCACTATGCTAAGAGATAAATTACAACTAAAGTTTAAATCACTTATTGGAACAAATATTGTTATCCAACTTAAATCTGAATATGTTAATTGTACACACAAATTTAAATTAGCAAGAGTTTTATATTCTACCGGAGGACACGCAAGTAAAGTAGATGGAAATTTAGTTCCAGATAGCGATATAAGTTTACATGACGAAGAGAATAATATGGTTTTTTCGATTGAATATGAAAAAGCAGAGAGAATGGTTGAAGATTATAAAACTAAGTGTGAGTTAATTATAAACTATGAAAATGGAATAGAAATTAGAATTTATAAACAATCTAATTTTAGTTTTTAGAATAATCATAAAAAACAGTATAGGATTATGCTGTTTTTTTTGTTTCATAAAACTAAAGCATGATGATACACCTATAAATTTAAAATATAATGGGACAAAGTTAACGTAAAATGGTCGTTTAGAAAGACCAAAAATGTCTCAATACATTTGCATAGTTTAATGATACACGATACAATAATTATAGATACAAAAGCTTGATGAAGAGGTTAAAAATATGATAGTTAAATATTTAAGAGTTAGTACAACAAGACAAGATACCGGAAGACAAGATATGCAGCTTGATAAATTAGGAATTAAATTTGATAAAGAATATGAAGATAAGTTAACAGGAAAAAATACCGAGAGACCTCAGCTTAATAAAATGATAGTTGAACTTAAAGAAGGTGATACTGTTTATTGTGAAAGTATTAGTAGACTTGGAAGAAGTCTGAAAGATCTAATAGAAATTATTGAACAGTTAGTGCATAAAGGGGTAAGGGTTGTTGTAGTTAAAGAAGGAATAGATACAAACAGCAGCACCTATAAATTATTATTAGCTGTATTTGGTGGAGTTGCCGAAATGGAAAGAGAAACAATTCAGGAAAGAGTTATTCAAGGCGTAGAAAAATGTAAAGCTACAGGAGAAACTAAAACAGGTCGTTGGTTTGGAAGAGAAGAGAAAACAATCGAAGATCTCCCAAAAGACTTTAAGAAATACTATGCTAAGATGATTAATAAAGAAATAAGCAAAGTTGAAATGTCTAAATTATTAGGGTGCGGAAGAGCCACGCTTTACCGATGGATCAAGCTCTATGAGGAATCATAAAAAAGGTATAAAAAATCACTATATATAATAGGAAGAGATTTTTTCAAAAACCACAATTTTCTTGTGGTTTATTTTTTTGCTCAAAAGTTTACTCTTGGAAAATCAATTATACAATATCAAACACAAAAGATGATTGATGAAAGAGAGTGAATTTAACAAATGCAAAAGATAATTATAGATGGAAAAGAATTTATAGATATACCTTTTGAAGAAGCAAAAAATCATTATGGATTTATATATGTAACAGTGAACAAATTAACTGATGAAAAATATGTAGGTTCAAGAAAAATAGGAAAATACATCAATGCCGATAAAAATTATTTAGGTAGTGGCGTGAGGCTTACAAACTATGTAAATAAGTATGGCAAAGAAAATCTTACTAGATATATTATTGATTTATGCAGTTCATTTGAGCACATGAGAGATATGGAAACTAATTATATTAGAAACGTTTTTAACGCTTCTCAAAATCCAACCTGGTACAACATAAAAGATGCTGGTCAAGAATGTGGGAATCCATATGCAGGCAAAACTGAAGAAGAAATGGTAGAGATTGGAAAGAGAATAAGCGCAGCTAATAGAGGAAGATTAGTTTCTTTGGAAACTAGAAAGAAATTGAGTGAAATAAATAAAGGAAAAAAAGCTTCAGAAGAAGCGAGAAGGAAAATAAGTGAAGCTAAAAAGGGGTGTGTAGGAAATCGATTAGGCAGTAAAGCTTCAGAAGAAACTAGAAAGAAATTAAGCGAAGTTCACAAAGGGAAAAAATTATCTGAGGAACACAAGAAAAAATTTTGTTATAATAACAAAGGTAAAAAAATGTCAGAAGAAACTAAAAGAAAATTGCGCGATATTAATATGAATAAAGTAATACCAGAAGAAGTTAGAAAAAAAATAAGTGAAACTCATAAAAATAAATCAGAAGAAGAAAAGGTTGAAATTAGAAAAAGAATAAGTGAAACTTTAAAAGGTAGGAAATTATCAAAAGAACAAATAGAAAAAACACGTAAGGCAAATACAGGTAAGACGCGCTCCCAAGAAACAAAACAAAGAATGTGTGGTAGATTAGGAGAATTAAGCACTTCATCTAAAAGAGTAAAGGTTGTATTTGAAGATACTTCTATATGTGTTTTTGGTAGTTGTGCTGATGTTTCAAGATATTTTAATAGATCTGCCAAAGGTTGGTTACAAGGAAGATTGAAAAGTTATATCAAATATGGTATTTCAGAAATATATTATGTATCAGATGAAGAATATGAAGTTTTAAAAAATAAAACTAAATTAAAACCCAAAGAGAACTTTAAACATATTGATAATAGTGGTGAAAATCATTTTAGAGCCAAACAAATTAAAGTTACATTAAGGGATAAATCTATATTAATTTTTAGTAGTATTACAGAAGCTAATAAATATTTTAATACAAAAAGTGCAGTTAAAACATGGATAACTAATGAAAGCAAAGGCTATTTAAAATATGGTATATCTGAAATATGTTATATATCTCATGAAGAATATGAAATATTAAATAATCAAAGTTTACTCTCTGCATAATGATTATATAATATAAACATAAACAAGAACAAATAAAAAACTTGGAGGTACAAAAGATGATACAAGCACTTGAAATTATGTTTAATAAGCAAAACGAACTACAGGAAAGACTAGGATTTGATGTAAGTAAAATGACACAACAAGAAAAAACAGCTTATATGAAAGAGCATATGTGGTACATGATAACTGAATTAGATGAAGCTTTCAGAGAAATGCCTTACGGAAAGCCATGGAAAAAATACGATAACTTTGATATGGACTTACACGCTGAAAACTTAAAAGAAGAATTAGTTGATGTGTTCCATTTCTTTATGAATGTAATGCTAGCTGCAGGTATGAATGCACAAGATCTATTCGATATATATTGCAAAAAGAACGCAATAAACCACAATAGACAGGATAATAATTATGGAGCAAATGAAAGATAGTATATCTTTTAAATATAAAAAATAATTTAATTGGAGGAATTTTAATATGAGTAAATATTTATTAAATGAAGTTAAAAGGTTTAGGGTAGATTCTGAATTAGAAGCGCAAGCTTTAGTTGATAGCTTTAGAAGACAATTTGACGTGGTTGATTATTCAATCACAAAAAAAGAGAAAAAAGATGAAACTTATTTCTTAGTAAAAATAAAGACTATGGTAAACATTGAAAAAGATCCATGTGAAGCTTATACAGAAATATAGTAAATTATTACACAATATAAATATTAATTAGAATAATTGGAGGAATATATAATGAAAAAATTAACTCAAATGCAAATCTTAAAGGAACTTACAACTATATTTGAAAAAAACAATGAGGAATCTGTATTCGAAGTTGTTGAATTTATCTCAGATCTATTATTAGAAAGAGATTTAGAAATAGATAGATTATCATCTGGTGCTAACGATGAAGATACTTATGATGAATTTGCTGAAGCTATCACAGAGCACTTAATAGATAAAGAATTTGAAGTAGATAGATTATCAAAGGAACTTGAATTTACTCAAAGAAGACTTGATGAAACTAAAGAAGAACTTGTTGAAGTTAGAAAAGAACTTATATCAAGTGGAGCTACAATTGCTTTACAACAAATAATACTTGAATCTTTAGCTGAAGAAATGTAGGAAGTGTGAGGTACAGAAGATGAAATTCCAATTTACTAAATTTAATACAACTGATATAAACAAAGGCGACATAATAGTAACTTCAAATCCACAAGAAATATTCATGATTGTTGAAGATACTTATGGTGATTATGCTGCATTAAATCTTGAAACATTTGTTATGCATGATGAAATTTGTAACCATTCATATATAGAGTATTTAATAAAAGACTTCCAAGAAAAATATGTTATAGCCAGAGTTATCAAAAATTCTGATCTAGTGTTAAAAGAAGATGCTAGAAAAGATGATTGGATCTAATTGTCCAAGTATAACAATAAAAAAGTAATAGTTGATAGTATAAAGTTTGATAGTAAAGATGAAGCTTTATACTATCTTCATTTAAAGGAAGAAAAAGAAAAAGGTGAAGTGTTAGAGTTTATACTTCAGCCTAAAGTTACTTTAATACCTGGATATAAAAAATATGGGAAGTCTATAAGAGCTATGACGTACAAGCCTGATTTTTGGGTGAAATACAAGGATAATACCGAAGAATATATCGATGTAAAAGGTATGGCTACGCAAGCATCGGAAATGAGAAGAAAGTTATTTGATTTCTTTCATCAGGATAAAACTCTTAGGTGGGTTCAAAGAAGTTTGAAATATAGTAACTCTGGTTGGATCGATTATGATGAATTAAAGAAAATTAGAGCTGCGAACAAGAAACAAAAGAAGAAAAATACGGAGGATTAACTATGATAATTGCATTTAGCGGTTTAAGTGGAACAGGAAAAAGTACAATAGCCAGAGAAGTTAGTAAATTCTTAAAGCTGCCATTTGTCATTACTTATACAACTAGGCCAATAAGACCAGGAGAAATAAATGGAGTTGATTATCATTTCATAGACGATAATACCTGGAAGAGACTTGAATTAGAAAATAGAATCGTAGCACCCCAGCCGTTTAAAGTTGCCAATGGCCAGATATGGAATTATGGAATTGATAAACTTGATCTTAAAGGCGATATAGTTATGGTTTTAACTCCTTCAGGTGTGGCCGATCTAAGAGAATTAGGTTATAAAGTTATTTCCTATTATATAGATCTTGATGAAGATATAAGATTAAAAAGAATATTTGACAGAAAAGACAATCAAGGTAAAATGGAGATCACCCGAAGGACCCTAGCTGACAGGGAATTATTCAGAAACTTCGTTCCTGATTACACTATAAATAACAGTGGTATGTTGAGTTACGCGTTAGATCAATTCAAACTTTATTATACAATACACATATAAAAGATAATAATTAAAATAGAGGTTAATATTCGTGTTAATCTCTTTTTTATGTCTAAATTTGTTCACCGGAGAACACTTGAAATTTTCGATTTTTTAGTGTAAATTATATATAATTAATACTGTTCTCTGGGGAACACTTTTGGAGGTTTCTATGAATGAAAAAGCTTTAGAATTAATTAATACTGGTATGAAGTTAAAAGATGTTTCGGATCAAACTGGAATAAGCTACAGCACGATCAGAAAGATAGCCAGCGTAAATAACTTCATAAATGACTGTTCTTTCTTAAATGAAAGTCAGATTGAAAAGCTTAAACAATTAGGTTTAAATGCAATAGTATTGCTGCCATTGAAAAATGAAAAAGATTATCTTGCTGACATTTTAGAATCGATTGACACGGAGAACATAACCAGGAGTAAACTTATTGATCTAATGAAGGATATGAAAGATATTGCTGAATCAAAGATAGATCTCCAAAAGCAATACGAGAATGAAATTGAATATATTGATGATAAAATATCTAGATATAACAAAGAAATTAATAGCATTATGAATCGTGTGGAAAGCTTAAAGAATGATTTTGAGTATGTTTCCATTGTTAAAAAAACTAAACCTGATATTTTTAAAGCATACCTGCAACTAATCGGAATGGCTGATGGTAAGTATTGTTTGGGGAAAAGAATTAATCTCAGCCTTTGGAACAAGTTAAGGAGATCAGGTGTAATTGAAATTGAAAGTGCTTATGTAGCTGCCACGTATGTAAGTGGTATATCCTACATAAAAAATATGGAGCAGTTTGTTGCAAATACTATAAATACTTTTAAAGTTAATGACTATTTTAAAAGGTGTGATAGCGTCAAGAATATATCCCCTATAAAATATGTTACGATTGAAAAACAAATTGAACCATTAATTACAAGCTTGCAAAATCGTATAAATGCGTGTGAAGCTGAGAAGCTGCAGAAGAAAAATGAAATTTTGAGAAGTTCCCAAAAAGCTATAAAAAACTATTTTGCTCAAAGAGAATTTAGAGATGAATTTTCAAATCGAGATACAATAACTCATTCTAAGATTGCTCAGGGTGGCTTGAAGTGGCTAATCAGTAATGATTACGTTGGAACTATAGAATTGAAGAAAGATAAATATCAATTTGATGTGATTGGATATAATAATAAGGAAATGATAATAATTGAAGCAAAGGTATCTTATTCAGATCTTAGCTCAGATGATAAGCTCCTGAATTATTTAAACTATTGTGATAAGCTTTATATTGCTTCCAATAATAGTTATGTATGCAAATACGCAGCTGAGCTTGATGAACGAGTTGGAGTTATATTATTGAATAAATCATTTAGATTTCAAAAGATAATAAAAGAAGCTAAAAATGTTGGAAATGCAGATCAAACCTTAGAACATAACATTAATTTAAAGAATGCAAAATTATTAGCTATGACTTTTTAAGATATAGAGGTCATAGCTCTATTTTTTTGCAAAATAAAAAACAGATATAACGTCTGCTTTCTTCAATGCGGGAATCTATACCCTATTAGTTATAATTTTGAGCACCCAAGCTCTGTTCTTAATTATATTATACTCTTATGAAATATTAATTGTCAATTTTTATAGGGAAAATACAGAAAAACCGTGTACGATTTTCAAAATACATTATATAATATAAACATAGCAAGTAATAAAATAGTTATTTTATTTTGAAATTAAAACACAAAGGAGAAAAAACAATGCAAGTAGTTATGGTTAAATCACCTGGATCAATGTTAGAAACAATAAAACTTGAAGAAATAAACTTAGATTTTCTTCAATCAAAGGTTGGAGGTTGTATCGATATTGTTGATTTGAATGACAATATTGATATGGTAATAAATGATGAAATGCTCTACTCAGGAGAAGATCCAAATTTCAGTTACGTAAATGGAGCTGGTCAAAGATTAGATATATTCGGAACTGTTGTGTTTACAGGTTGTGATGATGAAGGTAGTTCAGTTGGTTTATCTAGTGAACAAGTAGTTAAATTATTTACACTATTTAAATAATATGGGGGGGAGCCCTCCCCTTTAAATATGCTAATGAAGAGAGGATTGATTTTTAAATGACAACGAATGCTTATAGAGTAATGAAAGATAAACATCAAAAAGAGATAAATGAGTTTCCAATGTTTTTTGCATTTAGTGACAAACAGTTTGATGAAGGTATGAGAGAGCTTGGCCTTGAACCATCAGAAACTGATAAGATATATAGTCTCAAAGGAACAGGTGGTTTTTATCGTAAAAGCGATGCACCGGCACTCCATGAAATGTTTAATAAACATGATGCAGAAATGAAAAAAGCAATGGCAAGTGATGATAACTTCCTATTTGATATGTTTGATTATGAACTTGGCAACCATGAGTATATAGTTACATATGATGTATCTGATACATTAGATGCATTAGGATTGACAATAGATGAAGTAAAAAATGATAAGAGATTATTAGATGCTTTACAAAAAGCACGTAAATCTCAAGAAGAATGGTATTCTCAAAACGGATAAAATAATATTAAAGGTGAGGGTTTTTATACCCCCACTTTTTAGTTTAATATTTTACAAAGGAGAAGATTATTAATGAACCACTATGTATATGAGATTACAAATAATATAAATGGAAAAAAGTATATAGGAAAAAGAAGTTGTAAATGTGACGTTGCTAATGATAAATACATGGGTAGTGGAATATTACTAAAAAAATCTATAAAAAGATATGGTATAGAAAACTTTACAAAAGAGATATTGCTAGTATGTATTACTAAGCAAGAAGCACTTGAATACGAAAAATTATTAATAGACAAATATGATGCCACAAAAAATACTAAATATTATAATATTCATGAAGGCGGTAAGGGTGGAAATACAAAAGCAGGGTATTCAGAAGAACAACTCAGACAATTTGGCCAAAAGGTGAGCAACAGTCTAAAAAATAGCAGTAAGTTTTGGAGTGTTATATCTAGTGAAGAATATAAGGAAAAGAAAAGAAAAGAAATGTTAAATAGAGAAAATCATATGAAAAATCCTAAATATAAAGAGATGTTTAGCGAGATGTTTAGTGGTGAAAAAAATGGAATGTATGGTAAGGGTTATTTGGTATCTGGTGAAAAAAATGGAATGTATGGTAAAACACACGATGAACATTTTAGAAAAAATCAATCTAAAAGAGTGTCTGGTGGTGGAAACCCAACAGCTATTAAGTGTAGTGCAATTTCACCTAGTGGGGAAATAATAACTGCCGATTGTATCAAGGATTTAGCTAACAAAATAGGATTTTCAAAAGCTGTAATAGCAAGTATTCTTAGAGATAACAATGAAGGAGTATATAATTTTAGCCACATGAGTAGACGTGGTGATATAGAAAGAAATAGAAGATTTGATAAATGGATATTTAAGAGAGAATAATAGTATTCTCTCTTTTTTTATATCCCAAATGCTTCAAGCAATTCGGCTTCTGATTTGTCTTCAAGATATGACTGTGTTGTTGATATATCGCTGTGGTTCATTAATTTTTGTATTTGAATTAAGTCAAATTTTTTACCTAGTTTCCTACATAAATAATGAGTACCATTTTCTAAGTTATTTGCTCCTGAATGCCTAAAGCTATGTGGATTAAATTCTTTATAGATTCCAGTTTCATCTTGTAGTATTTTTCTCCATGATATTACCCAATTATATAAAGTTTCATAAGAAGCTGGTGACCCATTACTTACAGTCCACAAATAATCATTATTATCTTTTCTAGATTCTTCTAACATCTTAAAAGCTTCCTTTGTCATATCATTATATAATGGTCTATATACCTTTCCCCTTTTGCCTTTAACCGTAGTTTTGCATATATTAGAATCTAAAGATATATCACTTCTTTTAACTTGATATACTTCATTTCTTCGACTGCAACTCTCATACATAAAAGCACATAATAATGCTTGTTGATACTTTCCCTTGCCTATTAAGTGGTTGTATATAATCTGTATTTCTGCGTCAGTTAAGAAGTGAATTTCCCTAGTCTTTTCTTTGCTCAATCCTTTTACCTTAGCAGCATAATTGATTTCAATGTCGTCTTCATAATCTTCCTCATTGCTTGCAAATTCAAGCATACTACGAAGAGCACTCATTAATCTATTTATCCTAGCATTACTCATTTCCTTTGATTGAAAATGTAACATCAAATTCCTGAAATTCTTTTTCTTAAGCTTATCCATTGATTTATTATCTAATTCATCATATATGTACAACAGGATAATTCTTAAATCATTTCTATATTGATCTATTGTGCCTTGTTTCTTTTTATTTGCTTTCATTTCTGTGAGGTAGTCTTCCATTAGATCCTTGTTATATTTATTGACTTCCTCCCACTTTTTTTTATCAAAAAATCTATTATATACATTATTACTCATTTTGTTTCCCTCGTTTCAATCTTTTGTTTTTTAATAAAAAAAGGTGGGATTGACCCACCTAATAATTATTTTTTTATTTCGTAGAACATTGGACCTATAACCTTTTTAATATCCTCACACTTGCTTAAAGGTAAGTATTCTGTTTCTAGCCATATACCTTTTTCATTTCCACGTATATAACAATTAACTCCATCGAAATACTTTAAGATATTTTTAATCTCAACCCCATCATAATCAGGAGAAGATTTTGGAAGATAATTTGTTACTATATACCCTTTTTCTATTGGTGGATTTATTGGAATGTTTTTATCTATTGCATTGCAGAATCTATGTGCAAGTTCTAACCATGAATATTTGTTATAAACAGCTATATCAACAGCACTATCACAGAAACATACTTCAAAAATTATGTTAGCTGCTGCAATGTTTGTCATTTCAAAAAACTGCTTAAATTTCACACCCCTATTTGTAAATCCTAATGCTCCAAAGTTAGTACATAAGTTTTGAGCATAAGCATAAGCTCCACTATTTGAAGAACTAACTAAAGCTTCAGTTCCATGTCCTAATCCATTTGAAGCATTCATATGAAGTGAAACAAATAGATCTACACCTGCTGCATTAGCTTTTTTAACTCCTTCGCTTAATTCAGCGCTTGCATTATTTCCAGTAGAATTACAATCCACCACAACGTGGCCGTATTTTTCCAAAACACCTTTTATTACAGTGAAGTATAACTTCATTTGTTCATGTTCATTTACAATTCCCATTGCTCCTAAGCAATATGGCGAATGGCCTGCTCTCAATCCTATTTTCATTAAGTTACCTCCTATAAAAAAAATAAGGAAGCCCGAAGACTTCCTTTAATACTTATTGTTTATTTATTATTGTAATTTTTCTGTGTCTGCAATTCCTGGTGTACTATTGTCTATGATAACTCCTAAAGCCACTAATACTCCTAAAATAACATTTACTACATCAGCTATGTTGTCTGGGAAAATCTTAACCCCTAATAATTGTGCTATAGTGATTATTGCACTTGTGATATACACCCAAAAAGCCTTGTTTCTTAGTCTTGCTACTAAATTAATGTTCATATTATTTTCCTCCATTTATATTTATTTTTTTTATATTATTTTTCACACCTTATGGTGTGTAATGAATTTTTAATCTCTTTTACATCGTCTCTTAATTCTTTCATTTCCTCAAAGGAGTTTGCTAGTTTATGAATTATATCCTGATTATCTATTAGCATGTCACGATATTGTTCTATTGTTTGTTGATATTTACTTTCTCTATCATCATTTCTTTTATTTGAAGACCAAATCAAGAACATACTTAATCCCGCCCACAATCCCCACTCTTTGATAATGTATTGAAAAAGACTTCCTAACTCCATATTTTTACTCCCCTTATTTATTTCAATTAATGCTTTTTAATTAAAAAAGAAGGAGTTGTTTAACCCCTTCCTAACTTACTAAAATATTTCTACACCATACTTTAAAGCTTCATCTTCGCAGTATGCCTTAAAAGCTTGTACCTTTGCTCTTATTTCAACCTTATTAGCTAAATAAGCTTGTTCATCTAAAATATCATAAGTGAAGTTAATGCTTTTTCCTGCTGTTATGTTACAGTACATTTTCATTATTACGTATTCTGTATTATACATGTCTTTTCCAGTTATTTCGTTTGAGAGTTGAATGTATTGTGTATTGCTTTCATTTATCATTAGTTATTCCCCCTGATTTTTATTTTTCATATTTGATCCATAATTGAACAGTAGTATCCATGATTACATAAGGATCGCCACCATTATTAATTGCCAATCCATAAACAAGTCCAGATTTTAAATCTTCAGCAACGGCCTTCGGTAATGTAACCCATTTATCCTCACCCCAAGCCCACGATCCGATCCAACCGTAAGACTTATATAAACTTGAATTTCCACCAAGTACATCATATTGGTGTCCATGTAAATATACTGATTGAGCTGCTGAGCTACCTCCAGAATTTCGTCTTATAAGCCTTAGTTGAATATCTAGAATTGTTGATCCGCTCAGATTACTTCTTATTGTCGCAGAATCAAATCTCATAAATCCTGTATGTTTTCCATTTCCAGCGTATTCACCTTGGTAAACATAATTATTATCTGATCTCCAACCCCAGTTATCCCTCCAAGATTTTGTCGAAGTTGCATTGTAGTAGGTTGTGTAAACTTGTGATGTAATTGCCGCCGGAGCATAAGCACTATTTAGTTTTGTGATAGTTGACAGAGCATACACGTAACCACCAAATGCTCCATAGTTTGCACTAACAGAGTTCGGATAAGTTACAGCTTGTGCATTTCCTTGTTGACCTATATTAATCATTGCTCCATAGTCAGCATATAAGCTAATGCCATTATTGCTTCCAGTACAATCATGCACACCTACTAAACTGTTATAACTTGCCTTTATACATGCCATTGATGTAGCATTGCAGTAATTTATATCACACCACATAACAAAACCTTGTGAACCTGTAAAAGCTATTCCATGACCACCTTTATTTGTGAGCCTAAACCCATGAATATACAACGTACTAGAATAGTAAATATTTATAGCCGTGGTATTAGTATCTTTATTATTTATTAAACACCCACTAGGATCTGTTGAATTTGTTCTTCCTCCATAAAGATTTACTTGTGCTTGGCAGTATTCCACAGATATTTTCCCATTTACTGTACATAGCTTATCGAATCTAAGTTCAATAACACCACCAGTAAAATTTCTAATGAAAATATCTTCCGTAACTGTTCCATAAACATATATAATTCCCTTAGCTTCAGCACTCCTTACTTTTCCATTGCTTGATAGCGTATTTAAAGCTTGTCGAACAGTTCTAAAAGGTGCAACGCTTGTACCAGCATTTGTATCAAGTCCAGTATCTCCATTAACGTAATACGTTCTATTTGTAAAATCTACAGAATAAAGATTATTTGCTGTTACGGTATCAGCGGTTAATTGTGTAAGACCACTTTGACTAGCTAAAGATCCAATTTCTTCACCTGTATTATTCAATATCCTGAATCCATCGGCAGACATTACGGTTTTAGTTCCAACATTAGAATGCGTGATTGTAAGCCCTGTATCGTTAAACGTCGATATTGAATTATTGACTTCGCCATCGTGGCCAGAATAAGCACTACCTATACTACCTTTTTCCAATTTAAGCTGCGAAAACTTTACTGTACCACCACCACCGTTATGATCTAGCCTTATTCTTAATCTCACTTCATCGGTAGCTGTTGTAAATGTTGTAGAAAATCTAACCCACTTAGATTGCGGTGATATAGTTCCAACGGAATGAGTGTAGTTATATGAAATACCTGTTGTTGCAGCTCTTTGACCTCGGGCTGAAAAAGCTGATATAGGAGTATCATTCCAAACCCAGCCACTCAAGGTATATTCTTGACCTGCTAAAACATTAACAGCATCTGACCAATAATAACCCGCCGTAGCATTAGCATTGGTTACTGATAAGCAGTTATCAGCGATGACACTATCAAATCCTGTTGCAACTGTTATTCCAGTAGTAGGAACACCCCAGTTATTGGTCCCAAATCTAAAAGTGCCGTTCTTAATATAGTTATTTCCTCCAACTTGACCAACTGCAATTTTTACATCTGCGCTACTTTGTTGAATTTTAGTCCCTAATTCAGATGTATTAAGTTTAGCATTAAGATCATTTTGATATGTTGCAGAGGTTGATACTGTACTCATTATTGCGGTTGGAGTAATCTTTTGCTCAGCTGTCGTTACCCTAGTTTCTAGTGAAGTTAAATTACTCTTAATATCTTCAGGAGCTGCTGTCCAATCCGTAGCTTGATTTCCGAGCTCAAGCTTTAAATTAGATATTTCAATTGTTCCAACAAGATAATCCATTCTAACTTGAAGTTCAGCAAAAGTAGCAGAGCCATTATTATAAATGGATATAGTATTAGTAACTACTCCCGATAACGCACTAACGTCTATATTATTTGTAACTCCTTGCCAATGATTATAGCCTGTTTGCAGCCTGAAGGTTCCTGTTGGTGTTGCTGTTGTTGCCTTCCATTTAAAAGATACAGTTACCTGTTTGCCAAGTAAATTTGTACAATCTACCGTTCCTATTGATGCAGATTGATTACTTACGTTGGTTCCAGTTATTGTTTTAGGCGTTTCAGTACCTTTTATATAATTTCTACCACCCACCAAAACTTCATTTACAACTATCCATTTTGAACCATTCCATCGTTTTAATTGGTTTGGTGTAATAGAAGAATCCAACCAAAGTTGATCTGTTATTGGGGTAGAAGGCGCGGTGGTAGATATATTTACGTCATTAAAATCAGTAATAGTGAATTGTGCAATTCCTAATGCCATTTAATCTACCCCCTTAAATTTAATTTACTTCCACCTGAAAAGTCGCTTTAACTGTTACATCTGCGTCTCCTACAGCTAGATTTTTTCCTGTTTTAAAACTTATACCTGTTCCTCCAAAGTTTGCATCTAATGTTCCGTTTTCATTGTATCGATACCATTTATAAGTGTATTTTGTTCCAGCTGCATCAACTTCAGCACCAGCTTGATAAACTTTAGCAGTTAATGTAGTAGAACCAACGCCATTCTTAAACACATCGCCACCAGTCGAAGTAACGCTAACTTGTAAAGGATCTGATAAATCTATGAAAGAAGCTGTATCATAAAAGTATTGATTGTAAGTATTTGAAGCTGTATCTGTATCTTTTATTTGACATTTAAACACGGCAAAACTTGTTACAGCTGCAGGATATATGGTAATTGTTGCTGAAGTAGTTCCAGTGTAATTACCTGCTGAATCAGTTAACTTTCTCCAACCAGCTCCCGCGCCAGCATCATATGCTGTTCCAGATGCAGAAGTTATCGTAGAATCTTGAATGTACCATTGATAAGTAACTGAAGTTGAATCTATAACCGATCCACGCCATAAATCACATTGAGCAGTTAATGAAGTAACGCTGCCATTTTTAAATACATTACCTAACGGACACCAAGCAACAGCATCAGCAATACCGCCACCATTTACAACCTTGTTAAATGTAATTGATGTTTTGTATGTCAAATCTAAATTAGTAGTTGGATCTCTATAAATCACCTTGCATATATAATCTCTAGCTGAAATTGCAGCTAAATCATTTGTTTTTATCGTCAAGATTTGAGACTTAGTTCCTGAAAATACATAATTAGTTCCAGCCACTATTGCTGTTTCTGTTCCAGCGTTATTGTAGTACCAAGTAACAGATTGAACCGCAGTATCTGTTATAATATCTGCTGACGTTCCTAATTTAAAAAGTGATGGAGTTAATACCAAGTTAGTCGTTGACCAGTTTGGTGTATATGATCCTGTGTCTGGATTATAAGCTTGAGTTTTCGGGTGATTAGAACCTATATAACCAGTTAAACTCAGCGCATCGTTATAATCAATTATGGTAAATTGACCTGAAGCTATTGCCATTATGAAGCACTCCTTTATTTATAATTAATTTTTTACTCTAAAATTTCGCACGAAAAAGTAGCTCTAGCAAATACATCAGCACTTGTTAAAGCTATTTGTTTAGTTCCGCCAAAATGTGCGGTATTCCAATTTATGTCACCTTGCGGATCACTTGATGTTCTTGTCCATCTAAAACGACTTGCATCAATATTATCAGTTACATCAGTAATTCCATGATATACCCTGGCAATTAAAGTAGTATTGATAATTCCGTTTTTAAATATTTGTCCATTGGTGCTTATTATATCCACCTTATATACAATATCGTCTTTCACTTCGGTAAGCTCCGTTTTTGTTGCCATAAGTGAAATGTTATCCGTCATAGTTTGTAGCTGCGTTTCAACCGTTGTTTTATCAGCTTTACCATCAATGGTTGTTTTCAACCCAGCTTCAAGAGATTCAACTTTGACACTATTTGCTTCAAGTAAGTTTCCATTAAGTTCTCCAACAGTTATTAAATCTGCTGTAAACCCTGAACCTGTACCAAAAGTTCTCCAATTCCATTGTCCTCCAACTTTTTCATTTGCAATCATAAATCCCGTTGGAGTAAAAGCCATGGCTCCGTATGATTGAGAATTTACGGCTGTATTTTCAATGATTACTCCTTTTTTTTCCATCACATCGGCGTCTTGATATTCACCACTAGCCACAATCGCATTTTTAGTCGCATCTATTGTACCTTGTAGATGTGATGTACCTACATTTTCACCATCTAATATTCTGCTTACCTTATTTGTTATAGAAGCCATTGTTGATTGTCTTCCAGTTAAGGTGCTATTCTTATTCATTATTTCTATGCTACTTAGCCAAGGAGTAGATAGATTAAATGTTTTTTTTACAACTCTGAAGTATTCGTTAACTGCCATTAATGGATTTATAACTAAAATATCATCACCAGAATTTATCCCTTGAATATCATTACCCAATGAAGACAAATCGATAGCTGTAAGTTTTAAAGCTCTTGATATTTTAGAGCATTCTTTTAACTCATTAAGTCCATGTTCTAAAAGCAGATAAGGATCTGAAATACCTTTAAATTCAACTGTTTTTTCTAATATTCCATACTTGTTCACCATTTCAGAGTTTTCTATATAATCTAGTCCACCGTTAATTGAACTTATCGTAATAGCATTATTATCAGTGTCATTACCTAATGGAATTACTCTTGTGTATGTTCCGTTTAAGTCCTTAAATAACTCCATATCCTTCATATTTTCACCCAGCATAATAGGTGATTGATTTTGCACACCGCTTTGTTTTAAGTAACTTAAAACTCTTTCGCCTGCTGCATTTCTTTTAACAACTATTTCTCCACCGAGATCATTTAAAATTCTATCGGAAATTATATTTAATGTAGTTTCATAAATGCTACTATTTCTACTTATTCTATTAGTTAACTCAACAGATCCTAACACAAATCTCTTATGCGGATCACAATACTTGTTATGATTATTTATTAAAAATATTAGAAAATCTCTTACTGGTATATCTTCAAAATTAAATGGTCTAACTCTAGTGTCACATAAGTAACCGAGATCACCCTCACAAGTAACTCGCCTAACGATCTTTCCACTTGAATCCATTTTTTCAGCTATATTCAGTATTCTACCTTCAAATATATTTTTATTATCCTGTTGAGAGAAAACACTAACTAATGTTATATGCTCTTGTAGTAAAATACTCATATCTAAACTATCAAAATTAAAATGAGATATAGTATTAACGCCAGTTTCTAATACTGCGTTTATTACCTTCGGGGCGTCGTAATCAGGAGTATCAGTGTGAATAATAGTAGGAATGTTGTTATTATAAATAGTAACCACATACATTATAATGTTTCCTCTCTAAACTTTAATTCCACCGTTCCAGTTCCGCTAACTATAACCGTGTTATTACCTGCAAGCAACCTAGCACCCCATACAGTTTGCTCACCTTCAACCAATCTAAATACTTTATTATTTATTTCTATTACAAATCCACCATTGCTGCATTTTACATTTGGAGTTACTGGCCTACCATTATTTTTTACAGTATAAGATTTTGTGCCTGAATAATATCCAAAGTTATATGTAGTAATATTTATTGCTCTCTTAAATGGATAACAAATAAATTCTACTTTCAGCTTTCCATTTCCAACAATATCTTCGAGTGATGGAGCATTCACCACTTCAGCTTCATAATAGTAATTTAGATTTTCATCTAATATTAATGATTTTCGACCATTAGTATCTAGTAACCATGATTGAAGTAAATCAGCTTTCTGGTAAAGGAGTTTTCTTCGTTCATCAGTGCTTTTATTTTTATATTTATCCATTATTAAATTAAATGTTATAGATATTGGTCTTTCTGAGTAAGTATCTTCACCATCTGTCAATGCAGTTGAAAAATCATAAGTTCCATTCATAAATGGAATTTTTTCAGTTATTTTATTTTTACTTGGATATCCTATTTCTTTTTTCTCAATTGTTAATCCAAAATCTCTAAACGAATGTTTTCCATTGAATAATACACCTGTACTCAATCACTTTACCTCCTTTACTAACTATTTATTAGACATAGTGTTTATATTATATAATATACATAAAAAGGAAAATAGTTTGTAAAAATAGAATAAAATCCCCATAAAAATTAATTTATGGGGACTTATTTAAACTAAACCTAAATCTCTTGCTTTTAGTGACATTATTTCTCCTTGGTATCTATCGGTAGAAGATGCAATAGCTCTTCCATCTATTTCAACTACGGTTTGTCTATCACTTAACATTACACTAATCAATTTCATCATAAGACTATTTTGTTCTTTGAGAAGGACATTTGTTTCATTCACCTGATTGTTTTTGCTAGTTGAATTAGCTTTAATATAACTATCTATAACCTGATTGTATGATTGATCGGCCACACCAAAGCTCGGACCATTAACAGCAACATCTTGAACAGTAGGAATATACGCATTATCAGCAAAGGTTGATATGTTTCTACTCATTGTTCTTAATGCAGATCTATCCATTACTGGGCTAGATGTAATTGGAGCAACGGAATTAACATACTGATCCAATGAGCTGCTAGTTTTAACCTCAACGTTTTTAGCACTCGGCCACCAGCTATTCCACCAGTTCTTAAGCTTATCCCATCTAGTTAAAATTTTACCTGTATTACTATCGACATCGCTATAGATCGTGCTATTCATACCCCTTATCTTATCTACAACTTGACCCTTCATTTCACCAGCCTTAGATACAGTTTCATTCTTTGTTCTTTCTGCATCTTTTATAAGCTTATCAGCTTGATCGGCACTTATAACTTTACTTTCGTCTCTCATTTTAATTATAGTGCCAATTCTCTTGTTATATTCGCCTTCAGCCGCAGCAACAGCTTTTTGTCTAGTTTCCTCAGCCTTTTTAATATGCTCAGAAGCTTGTTCCGCAGTTATTCTTTTATCGTTAGCCTTAATTCTTTCCATAATTGTTTTTGATTCAATTTCAGTTTCTGAAAGGTTTTTAATTGCTTGCTCCCTCATTTCATTTTGAAGCTTTTCAATGGTATCAACTTCATCGGTGGTGAGTTGACGTTTTTCTTCCGATGCCTTTTTCATTATTTCATTTATTTGCTTTTCATACTCGTCTATGGCAGCCTTTTTTTGATCATAAAATGCAGTTGTGCTTTGTAAAATTGCAGCTTCCTCAGAATCAGCTAGTGCTGTTGAGTTTTCAAAGAAGCCTTTCAATGTTCCAAATGCATCATCAAAATCTTTTTGAATACCACCCTTTATTTGATTTCCCATGTCAGTAAATTTTGTTGTAAGATCGCTTTTAATCTGCTCTGTAACAACAGTTGAATTTACCTGCATATCGTACAACGAATCTCTCACACCTTTATCCATATCAATATACGATCCTACGGCTTGTTTAGTTGCTTCAGATATCTTAATAGTTTCTGTTTGAACATTGTAACCCATTTGAGAATAAGCGTCTGAGGTAGTATCAGCGGTTGTTGTAATTTTATCAGCAAATAAATCTACAGCCGGTGTAAGATCCTCACTCATTACCTTGTAAATCGCGTATATTGTTCCTGCAACAGCAGCACCAGCGAGTATAAATGGAGTAGCAACAGCAACAACGCCACCAAAACCCGCTATCAGTGTACCAAATCCACCTGCTCCACCAGCAGCTACAGCAGCAGCACCAGCGGCTTCAGTCGCAACGGTTGTAGTTGCTAAGAATTTTGATAAAGTACCTATCGCGGAAACTGTATTTCCTATTCCTGTTATCATTCCACCTAAGCCTTTAACAGCAATACTTATACCAACGGCCCATAGTGCCATTTGAATAATATTTTTTTGTGTACCTTCATCAAGAGCTGAAAATTTATCTACCCAATATTGAACCTTTTGTAAAACGTCGGTTATCATTGGTAGTAAGGTATTACCTAACTTTATTCCTAGTGTTTCAACACTACCCATAAAGTTTTCCCATTTACCCATAACGTTATCTTGGAGTATTCCAGCCATTTTTTCAGCAGCACCGGCAGAATTGTTTATTTGGCCTGTCAGTGATTGGAAGTCTTTATCTGAAGCAGATATGATGGCAGCCCAACCAGATACAGCTGTTTTACCCATTATTGCTCCTAAAGCAGCAGCCCTAGAACTTTCATCAAGTCCACTTAACTTTGCTCTCATATCAACCATGGTTGCAGCAAGATCTATTTGTCCATCTTTATTTTTCTTTAATTCTATGTCGTACTGAGCCATAGCATCAGCAGCAGCTTTTGAAGGTCGTACTAAGTTGAGTAATCCACCCCTTAAAGAAGTACCAGCTTGGCTCGCTACAATACCAGCATTACCCATTAAGGATATTGCTACAGATAAATCTTCAAGCTTTATACCCAACATACCAGCTACAGGAGCCGCATACTTAAACGTCTCCCCCATATCCGTAACGTTTACGTTAGAAGCAGCAGAAGCAACAGCAAGAACATCAGCGAAGTGTCCAGCTTCATCGGCGCTTAAACCCATACCATTTAACGCCGCCGTAACTATTGATGAAGCATCAGCTAACGCAATATTATCAGTAGCGGCAAGTGCTAAAACTCCTGGAAGACCTGCGACCATTTGTTGAGTTTTCCAACCGGCTTGACCCATGTAACCAAGTGCATCAGCAGCTTCCTTAGCTGAGAACTTAGTTTCCATTCCCCATTTGATAGCTTCATCAGATAATGTTTTCATTTCTTCACCTGAAGCGTCTGAGACAGCTTTAACTTTAGACATAGCTTGTTCAAAGTCAGCTGCGGCCTTACCAGCGTATGCACCAACTCCGATGATTGGTAATGCAACATATTTAGTTAAAGAATCACCAACACTGCTAATTTTACTACCTATTTTTTCAAACCTATCACCAACCTTATCAAGGTGAGTTCCTAGATCATTTAATCTTTTAGCAGCCTGTTCTACTTTAAAATTATCTAATTTCTTTGATGCTTCATCAACTTCATGAGATAGTTTATTGTACTGTGTTTCCGATTTATTTAACTCTGTATTTAACGTAGTTATTTTGCTATTTGTACTTATTATTCTATTTTCTAATGAAGCCTTTTGTTTTTCTAAACCAGAAATTTCATTTTTAAGAGCTTTCGCTTCATCGGACCCTTTTCCCATAGTTTTTACTGTTTCATCATACTTCGCATTTAATTTTGTTAATTGGTCAGAAGTATCTTTATGTTTATCAGTAAGTTTAGTTAATTCCTTTTGAGAATCGGAAATAGCTTGTTTATATAAATCAGTTTTTTTAGACTGTAATTCCATATCTCTTGCTAGAGCTGCAATTTTTCCCTGAGCTCCAGCCATTGTAGTTCCAAAATTAGTTGTAGTTGATGATAATTTTTGAAAGTCACTTTCGCTAAGTTTAATTTGTTTATTTATATCCTGTAATTGCTTTGCAAATGAAGCGCTATTTAATATCAACGATACCGTCAGTTTTTGATCCGACATTATTTATCACCAACTTTCTTAAATTAAAATATCATCGATATATTTTTCTTCCGTTGAATAATCAGTTTTTTCATTAGGAGATTGCTCGCCTGAAGCAGCTTTATTAAACTCTTGATGAACTCTAACCAGCTCAAATATGTCCTTTAAATCATTGTTTAAAATCTCATCTTCGCTCATCTTGAGATATACCTTGCACACATAAGTAATCCAGTACCAGTCAATCTCCTTATTATTTGAGCTGGTATTTAGTTTTTTTTATCACTAGCTGGGAATGATTGTGTTATAGCTTCCATTAACGAAGGTAATAAACTTTCCATTTCTTCAAATCCTAAAATTTCAATGAACTCCATACCTACTGGTTTTTTGTTTTCTTTTAAACATGCAGCAAGTAACGTAGCTATCGGACCTAACTGACCTTGATCTGTTTCTTTTAGCACTTCCATAAATCCCTTTTTAGCCATTTTTTCAACAGCTAACATTGAGCCTACATTAACCACGATTTCATATTCTTTATCTCTTATAGTTACTGGTACAGCCTTATTTATCATTTGTTTGTCCTCCATTTATATATAAAATTAATATTTTATTTCGGTTTTATAGGTTAAAAAAAATAAGACTGCCAAAGAAAAAATCTCTAGCAGTCATTTTGTTAATTAAACAGTTCCTTGTCCTGGTATATAAACTTTTGTGAACCAATCTGCAACAACAGCAGCAGAAGCAGTATCATCAGAATCAACAGTTGAAGACATTAAACCATTAGCTTGTAGAGGAATGAAAGTTCCAACAAGAGTAACAGTTGCTGAATCAACCTTATCTTCCTGAGTTTTATATTCTGATTCTGTTCTTGTTAATGTTCCTTTATAAAGAACCATGTATCTAAATCCACCTTTTGATTTAGGTGCTCTGAAGATTAAAGCTATTTCTTTTGCTGAATCGTCACCTTTTTGCACCATTACACCAGTTGTTGCATCAAAAGTTTTACCTGTAATTAATGCTTCCATTTCGTTTGTCATATAACCTAATTCAATAGTTATTTCTTTTCCTGAAGTCTTAGAAAATGCTTGTTCTACAGAATCATCAGAATAGAACTTTGATTGTTCAACTTTATCTGAAACAGATACATTAACTAATGCGGGTACTCTAGTAGGAGCTTGGTAAGCAACAGTTTGTCCATATTCATCTTTTATTAATTGTGCGATGTGCAGATCTCTGCACCCTATAATTCTGCTCATTCATTATTACCTCTTTCTTTCATTTTTTTGTATAAAAAAAACTCCAACCTAATTAGTTGGAGCATAATAAACAAATGCCATTGGCTGATTATAAACCTGTTCTTTTTCCATTAATTCAGTCGCAGGTATTATCTTTTTTATAAAACCAGCAGCCTTCATAGCTTTGATTATTTCAAGTTTTAAAACCTCAAAATTATAATCTGGTTTTGAAAATATATTTATAGAAACTAAATATAAAGTTCCTTCCTCCTCGTCGTCGCTGAAGTCCACCGGCGTTTCAGTAACATTAAATACTAGAAATGGGAAAGTGCCATCGTCTTCCCTGGTTAAAAATTCTACTGGAACACCTAAAGGAGTAAGAGTATCCATAATTAATTTTTTAACACTCACTATAACTTCAACTCCTTTTCCAATACGCTCAACATTGCACTCATAGCCTTTTCTTTAGCTTTTATAAAAGATTTATCCATCCATAAAGTAGCTGCATGATAACGGCCTGTTCTATGGTTCTTATAGCCATGATGTTGAAAATAAATCCCTTTGGCTTTATCCCAATCCACACCTGGGGGTATACCCACTTGAACGTATTTATTTTTTGATTTTGCAGTTCTGATATTACCAACCTTTAATTCTTTAGATCCATCTTGTGTATCTTTTGGAGCATTTCTTTTTTGCTCTTCGACTATAATTTCAGCACCAACCTTTAATGCTCTATTTTCAATAGTTCCACCAACACTACCCATACTTTCAAGTTTTTTTAATAACTCGTCAAAGCCTTCAACACTCATTTAAGCGTTATCCTTAAAAATCTGCTCATAAAATCAATATCTTCAATCTCATTGATTTCATATTGCTTTTTATTTATCTCGATTTTGTCGGTGTGTTGGATATCGGCAAATCTAATTACACACTCAATGAAACTTTTACTAGAGCTCATTTCATCAGTGTTATAGTCTTTAATTTTTGTCTTAGTTAATGCAGCTCTGCAATTTAAAATAGCTATCCATGACTTAGTTTTAAAACCTTCAGAATCTACTTTCTCGCTATATCTCAATACAGTAATTGGGTGTTTTAATGATCCTGGATTTATCATCATAAATTATTCACCTTATTCAAATTAAGTAGATTATCAAAGATCCTGTTTATTTTTTTACTATCATGGATAGCTTTATTTTCATAAAATTCTGCGATAAGCATCAATACTGGTATTGTAAAATAATCATCTAAATCAACTTCCTCAGGTGTCAAACCAGTGTACTTAACAACATAACTTTTAGCTGCTGCAATATATATGTTTAATTCATTTTCATCATCATTAAAGGTTAATCTTAGATATTGTTGAGCTGTTTCTAAATTAATTTCACTAACTTTCATCTGATTTCACCTTCCTAGTAGTTCTTTTCTTTGGAGCCACTTGTTCTACTACAACGTCTTCCTCAACAACCTTAGCTCTTTTAAGTTGAACAAACTCTTTAGCTAAAGCTTCACTTATGTTTTTGTTTGTATCAAATGTCTGACCATGTGAAAAAACTAAATTGGAACATGCAACAGAAGTTAACATTTTTATTTTCATAATCAATCACCCCACATATAAAAAAATAAAAATACTGGTGGAAGTTTAAGGATTTGAACCTTAATCTGTAATCTTAAAGATCACAATGCTACCATTGCACTAAACTTCCATATAAAAAAGATAAGAGACCTTTACATCTCTTATCCCTAGTGTTTATATTGTATAATAAATTATGCTATAGTCATAACTCTGATAGCTTCAGGTTGAACAATCTTAGCATCGATATAAGTATCTAATACTAAAGTAACAGTTCCTTTTAAAGCAGATTGTCTGTCTCCATCAACTGTTTTAAGTTCAACATTTTTCTTAAGCATTGCAGCATAAGCATGTTCAAAGTTTACTAAGAATATGTTGTTTGTAGCTGCATCATTGATTAATATTTCAAGACCAAATAATTTGTAAGCTATTCTGTCATTTATAGCTTCCCTAGCTACATAGAAGTGTCCGTTTCCATCTTTTAATACAGCTAACTTATTGAAGTTTTCTCTAGCCATTACCCAAACAGCACCATTTTGATATACAGTCTTCATTTGTGCAGTCATGTTCATAAGATCTTCAATAGCAAGTCCAGCACCAGCAGGTGTAACTACAGATCCAGCAGGAGCTTGTTTTAATCCTTGGATTGACTTAACTCCATCACCATTAATTATTGCTCTATCTAAAGCATATCCTAATCTTCTGAATAATAATGCAGTCGAGTAGTCAACTATATTGATTCCAGCATCATTTATAAGCTTTTGAGAAACTTCGATTGCTGAACCAGCTCTCTTTTGAGTTAACTCAACAAATTCCATTCTTACATCGTTGATTGCGATTTCTTCGTCTTCACCAACGAAACCAGCAGAACCAAGATCAGCTTCTTTAGCTACTCTACAAGTACCAGATTCAGGAGTTAATTTTGGAACCTTTGCGAATAATGGTGCAACTTCAGGAAGTGATTTTACAACTTCATCATGTAAGTGCTCAGGTATTAATCCACCATTAGCTGAATAAGTCATTGCTCTAACTTCTTCGCCATCTTGTCTTCTTAAGTATTGTTCAATTCCTCTTACTTCTAAGTCCTTATTTTTTTCCATTTTATCAATACCTCTTTCTTCTATTATTTTGTTTTCCACTATTTCAACATCTGCGCCATCTTTAGATCTTTCTTCATTTGTTTTAATAGTGGCATCTAATTTTTCTATTTCATTTTTTAATTCGTTGTACTTTAATAACTCGTCTTCATTTAATCCCCTAACTTCAGTTTCACAAGTAGCAATCATAGCTTCAGCTTGAGCTATTAGAGAATTTTTCTTTTCTATCAGTGCTTTCATTTTTTGTCCTCCTATTTAAAGTTTTGAAGTTCTTTATATTTTTTTAATAAATCCGCAAGTCCAGCAGCCGATGTATCAGGCTTTTTGTCTTCCGGTTTGATTTCTTCTTTTACTTCAGGTTCAACTTTTTCCTCAGTTTTTTCCATAACTACAGGGTTTTCTTCAGCTTTCGCTTCGGGTACTACCTCAGGCTCAGGTATAACTTCAGGTTCAGGTTTTACCTCAGGTTCAGGTTTAATTTCTTCTTGTTTTTCTTCGGGTTTTGAAACTGTCATTTCAGCCAAAACTTCCTTTTTTATTTCTGCTTTTAAAGCTTCAATATCTAATGCTCTTTCTTCTAAGTCTTCAATGTCATTTGGAATTTCAACATCTTCCACAACATCTATTCCCCTAGCAGCTATAGCAGATTGAGGATACGCAGGATTTCTCACTACGGATACTTCCTTTAACTCAAGACCACTTACAGTTCTTTCAAAAATTCCATCAGAAGCTTTTCTCCATTCATCTTTAACAACTTTGAAACCAAAGCTCATATGGTTTATCATTTTTGTTTTCATTAAAGTGTAGAAGTCTTTTCCATAACTTGTTGGAGCTATTTTTGCTCTCATTTTTAGACCTTCATCATCTTCCCAGAGCTCCAATGAATTATTTTCAGTTGTAGCTAGCAATAAATCAGTTCTATGCTCACCTAAAAAGTCAATTCTGCTAACTTCATTAATGGCTCTTGTAAAAGTTCCTTTGCTAATCTTTTCTCTAAATCTTTTATTTAAACCTAAAGTGTGAGACCATGCATCAGTTTGATTTACTAATCCTTCAACAACCATTTCTTCATCATTTGCTGTTAGGGTAGAAGATAAAACTCTTAATTCGATTTGTTCCATATATGAAATTTCACCTCCCAAAAAATATAAAAACTCTGGGCCCTTAGGACACCAGAGTAAGATCCAAATTAATATCTCTTTGTATTTGATTTTTGCTTATTTAGCTCCATTATGAAACTTGCTAAAACTAATAAAGTTCCAACCGCTAAAATCGCAGTCGGAACTCCATATGTTATTTTTATATAATTTAAAATAAATACTATACCTATAAATAAGCAGTAATTACTTAGATTCCTTATTAGATGTTGAACCACTATCATTAGCGCCTTCACCGTTTTGTTCATCTAATTTTCCTCCCTGCTTATTAATCTTATCGTTACCTGGATAACCTTCAATTCCAATTCCCATGTTAGGAATCTTCATTTCACCAGTTTCTGGGTAGTAAAGAACGGATCCTAAAGACCACTTCATCACGTCGTCTTTTATACCTTTGTAATTTAATTTATATCTTGCTTCATTAAGCGTTATAACACCAGCATCAAGTCCAACTTTAATTGCTTCATATTTTTCTTTTTCAGTCGTTCTCAAAACTTCAGATGTATCAAAGGCAAAAAAATAACGGTCCATTTTCTCTTCCTCTAATAGCAATGCTTTATTTAAACCATTTTCTATAGAAGCTAAAATTGGACTTAATGTATATTGCAAGAAAGATATATTATTTTGCTCTAGCGAGCCATACTTATTTGCATTAGGGTTTACTAAACTCTCAGGTATATTAAACAATCTGCAAATATCACTTATATTATCTTTCTTGTTTTCATTCAATAATAGATCTCTTGGATTTAATGAGACAGGCTTGTACTCAAGACCTTCCTCAAGGATTACCGTTTTACCAGCATTAGTTGATCCACCATAAAGCCTTGACCAACTATCACGCAATCTATCAATCGCGTCTTTAGTTAATCTTCCTTTAGATTGCAATACGCCTAACGGCAAAACTCCATTTTTATAAATATTTTCTGTATAATTAACTTCCTCATTGATTACTTTAAATATGTTTTGGCCATAGTGTAGTGCACCTTTTGATGTTAATCCATCTGTGCTATCTTTTAAAATGATTAGTAGCTCATATGGTTTAAATTTATCTTCGCCACCATTTTCAGTAAAAAGTATATCGGCATTTTCAACTTTATAACTGCTCTTTTTTCTATACAGTTTCACTTGTACGCTTTTTGATGGTAGATTATATATAGCAGTTACTTTGCTATCTAAAGCACCTTCAATAAGAGAGTAGCTTGCACCATATAATAAATAATCTTTTACAAGACCCTTTTTAAAGTTGTAAGATGTTTGCAACGAATTTGGCTCATTATTTAATAGGTATTCTCTTCGATCACCATTAATCTTTTCTATACTGCCGTCTTCGTTTTCTCGATATAAATAAACTGGTAACTGCGCGATAGTACCACCAATCAATTCTAAAATAGCTTGTACAGTGGGTATTTTAATAACATCGTCTTCCACTACAGAATTTGAATTAAAGTAAGAAGCAATCGATGTACCACTCCCCCATGCACGTTCTTCAAGGTGCTCATTGGAGTTTTCATCTTTTAAAAAATCAAACCAGCCCACTAAGCAGTCCTCCTTTGTAAAAAAATATTAATTACTAAATGTGTTTATATTATATAATATATCCGTTAAAGGAATTAGTTTGTGCTTTTTGAAAAAAATATGGGAAAAGTTTTAAAAAACTTTAAATATTTTCCATAAAACTATGTACGAAATTGGAAATTCATTATATAATATAAATATAGTAAATAATAAATAATTTTTAAGGAGCGAATACAAATGATGAGAGAAAAGATTTTAAACTTTATGCAATGGAATGATAGAAACGGCTGCTATACTGATAAGAACTGTATTGAAGAAGGATATGAACCACTAACTTTTAAAGAAGCTATAAAGATGTTTGTTTCAGTCATTGGAGAGGTTGATGATTGGTATGAGATTAATATTAAAGAAGAAGTTAATAAAAAGCCAATTATAAAAGAAGCTTTAGAAATACTTATAAATAATGATGATACAATATATACTTATAAAAAGATTATAGAAATTTTATAAAAAATAAGGGCTCAAAAGTCCCTTATTTTTTTACCCTTCAATATATAATTAATATATAAGATCTTATAACACAATTAAAATCAGTATTTTATTTTGTATATATATTACCTGGTCGCAACTGGCGTTGCTCTGCAACTCGCTAACGCTCGTTGTTAACAGTTATTTATATATATTTTTTTTATTTATTTTTATATTATTTGAAGAGGTTTATATTGTTTATTTATTTATTTATTAAATTTATATATATTAATCCATATATATTTATATCTCAAACATTAAAACAAGAAGAATTAACCTCATTTGAGCCTTGGCTAATTATATAACTTGTAGTAACTCTATTCCAACCAGTGTTTTTAAATTGAACACTTAAACAATAATCATTTAAGTTGATTAGTATCTTTTAAGTTTTTAATCTTTAAGCTTGACGAACTTAATTGAGAGAACTTTTAAACTTTTACTCTCAGAGAATTAAAGAAGTGTCGAGTAGGAGCTCTACCACCTGAATAATTCATCGTGTCTACTTTCTGCATCGGCTGACAAAACCAATCTTTTGTATTTGATAAACCAGTTACAAATCGGCGTTAAATCTATCTGGATAATTATTTATTATTTTTTATATTTATATTATATAGTCTTTATTCCCATAGTAAACTTGAACAAATTAAATTCTTTTATTATTTCATATTATATAATGCTAAATGTAGAAGTAAACTATAAGACAATAATTCCATCTCTTTGATCCGTGTCATATATATTTCTACCTTCAGAGAACTCTTTCTCCCAAAACACCATGGCATTAATAAGCGCTGCAACCATATCTATTTTTCCAGTGGACTTTTTCTTATTAATATATCCATTAAGATTTGTATCAAGGACCATTCTAGCATTACTGAAGTTTAGCTCTAGTAATTTATTTTTTAAGAATGAAAACTTACCTTGTAGTATACTCTCTTTAAGGAATTTAGTCGCAGGGTGTAAAACTGAGCTATGCTGCTTGATCTCTGTTACTGGATAACCAGCCATATACCACCTATTAGCAGAAGCTACACAATTATATCTGTCATATCCTATATCTAATACCTTTACCCCATAAGTTTCTTCAAGCTTTATTACAAAGTCCTCAACAAAATTATAGTCTATAACTGTATCACCACAATGGAAACACACACCTAGCTCTTTAAAAAAGAAGTAATCAACCTTTTCAATCTTAGTTTTATTGGCTGCATTGTCGGCTGGTATAAACGCCCAAGATTTCGCGATAAACCTATCTAGATCATAATCATATGTAACCATTGAAATAGCAGTATTATCGGTGGTTTGAGCTAAGTCTACGCCTATATACACGTCACGCCCGCGCCAGTCATAGTTATCTATGCTACAAGCCCTAACGGCTTCCATTGGAACATAAACCTCAGTATCATCGCCATCTAACCATTGATTTAAGTTTTTAGTCCTAAATGATATTTGTTTAGAAGGTAATTCAAGTGCCATTTTGCACTCACCCCTAAGAAAGTCCAATCCTAGTTCTGAAACAGCTTGAAGAGGATTGGATTTGATCCAGCAATTTTCATCAGTCCAATGATCTTCACTATCTAACTCATAGCACATCAAAAAGAATCTATCGTCTTCAATAACATCATCTAAAACCTTTTTACCATACTCTATTTGATCCTTCATTGGATTATTAGGATAAGGGTAACCAGTTGATATAGTAAACAATAATCTATTGATTGTGGCAAGCATGGACGTTTGTAATGAATCATATATCGCAGTATCTTTGGCAGCTCCATATTCATCAACACACCCAACCGAAACTAGCATACCATCTGTTGTACGTGCTTCAGCTGCGATTGGAAATAAGGTGTTGTTGTTCAATAAACAAACGATCTTACTGTTAGTCATTTTAAAAACCTTAGCTAGATCAGGAGAAACTTCCAATGTCTTTCTGATTTCAGCAAATAGTATTTTAGCCTGATCTCGTGTATTAGCTGCTGCAACTAACTGCGCATAGTTAGGCTCGAATAACAATCCTAGAATCATAAACTGAGCAACAATCCACGTTTTAGCATTTTTACGAGATATAAAAACACACGCCTTTTCATATCTCCTTTTCTTAGGATTTGATCTCTGCTTAATAGCAAATATATTTATAAGAATGTACCATTGGAAACCTGCAACATGATCTATACATGGCTGACCAGCAAATTCACCAGTTGCAAAGTTTGTTAATGCTATAATTCCATTTATTTGTTCAACGGTTACTAAGTCTACAAAGTATTTTTTATTATAACTGCTTTCTGGATTATCAATCATTTGCAAAAATCTTTTGCATTCCTTAATAATATACTTTCCAGCAACAATTTTTCCGTCAGCAACATCTTTAGCATACATATACGCAGGGTGTTGCCTAAAATCATCTATATTCAATGTGTATTCCCTCCCTAAAAAACAAAAAAATACCCCACCTTAGTGGAACCTAGAAGGAACATCACATAAGGTAAGGTATTAGCTGTTTACTTTATTTTCATCTATTCAAATTATTGTATATATCATTCCTTTAAATATCTTTTGAGGACTGTCTATCGGATTGACAGTTAACTTTATCTTGTCTTTATCCTGATACTTTTCCTTAAAGACAAATGCAAATGCTTTATCTGGGTTAACGCTTATTGGAATATCAAACTTAATTGTGTGAAAACCTGTATCTTCAAGATAAATATCCATTATCTTTTCACACTTTCCATCAAAAACGTTTCTTACATCATTCTCAATATAATCAGTTTCTAAGAAAATTTCATAAGTCATACCCTGTTTAAATGTAAAAATTGATGTAGCTGCTATTTTTTCAATAGTGCTAATAGGATTAAATACATTAGTTTCAAGTATATCAACTCCTGAATGAGCTTGAAATGTCCTATTTGCTATATGCGCATTGTTATAGTTTTCTATCGGTTCAAGGTTGTTAAAAGCTGTGTTATACTTGCCTATCGTTTTATCATAATAGGAAATATAAAAATATCCTTGATCTCCGAAGCTTGTACCATAACTATTTTTAGCTATAAAAGCACCATTACCTGGCGCGACTTGTTGAAATTTTTCTTTTGGATAATCGTCATTCCACCCTACTATAGTGATTTCATGATTTACACCATTTACTTCGTTATTGTAGAAGGATGCATTATCCTTTGAATAATATTGCTTTAAGAAAAATATCGATGCTGTAACGGCTCCATACTTTTGTAAAGCTCTTTTAATTTCAAAGTGATCTGGTCCCTTTGTATCTGGCAAAAATAACACTTGTTGAACATGAAATTGTGGTCTTGCAGCAGCATTTGACTTAATTTCTTGAATTGTATTAGGATTTGGATCATCTGTTTCAAATACTGGACCTTTCCAAGAAGTTAAATAATGTGCTGATATATAGTCATTTCCACCAGCATTTGGTGTTGTTATTCCGTTATTAACTGCCATATTTATCTCTGAAAAGTCATATTCGGTTCCAAATTGTTTCTTTGCAACGCTTTCTAGTGCTGCCAACGTAGCAAAAGCCCAGCAATCACCAATGTTTTTTTGATCTTTTACTGGTGAAATTAGATTTTGCTCTCTTAAATCATACTGTTTTGGAAATATATCACCCATCTTACCCCTACTTTCTTTAGTTTTTTATTTTATACTCCACCCCTTAATACTTTTAGCAATGGATCATCTTTTTCTTCCTTCATTTCTATCTGTCTACCAGCTAACGCAGCTCTTGAAGCAGGCGATAATCCTAGTTGATTACACAATGCTGCATATTTAGTTTGATAGTTTAGTTTAATCTTGATTGAAGGGTTTTCTTTATCTTCAAGGTTGCCAAATCTATCTGGCTTTGTAACCAATATACCGTTAGCTCTTATGTGATCGTCGCATTGTCTCATTATATATAGACAGTTTGCAGTCTGCTCTAGTAGAGGTTTATCCAAATTAGTAATAACTCCACTTATCTCTATTTCATTTGCTAACCATGCATAATAAATCTTTTCTTCATCAGTCAAATACTCAGGAACAGATTTTACATTATCGCTATTACCCATTAACTGAGTTTCTATTTCTTCCCTTCGCTTCAGTTGTTCTTTAGTTTCGCTTTTCCCTTTCTTAAGGGTTGCGGGTTTTTTCTGCCTTGGCATTTTAACTCCCCCTATATATTCAAAGTTTATAAATTAAAATCAATATTTCTGTTATTCCATTCAAAATCTAGCTTATTTTTCTGATCTAATTGCCTATTGCATACCTGACAAACACAAATTAAATTATCATCATCAAAGGCTAGCTCTGGAAAATCCACTCTGTTTTTAATGTGGTGAACCTGAAGATCTTCAGTGATAATCATTTTGTATTTATAAAAACACCTTTGGCACAATCCACCATCTCTTTGGACAATTTGCTTTCTTTTCTTTTTCCATCTATAAGAATCTAGTATTTCATCACGCCTATGTTCCCTGTTATATTCCTGTTTAGCCGCTTTTCTACATGCACACATACCCTCATTAATAATCTTTCCACAGCTACCACATATTCTTTTTCTCATAAAAAAATAAGGCTACCGATTAAAGCAGCCTTTAATTAAAATATTAGAAATATAATTATTGGAGGGCACCATAATTATATTGTTATTGTTCATTTTCATAATTAACACACACCTTTTAATCCAAGGAACGCAACATTAGTAAGGCCTTCATTTTCTTCAAAGGTATAGAAGTTCGCTCCTGGATTGCTTGTCTTTAATATCTTTTTGCTATAAGGACATACCCCAACAAAAGAAGGGGCCACTAACACCATACAGTCGCTGTCTGTTTCCTGTATTTTTGTATGATGTACGTGACCCATTATTAAATAATTATAAAAAGTTCTGTTTGTCATTGATAAATCTCTAATAGCAGTATTTACGTTGTTGATGTTATGGCCATGAACAGAAATGCTTTTAAATCCTGCAAGATCTAATTCTATAAATGCTTTATTTATATCTAAATGTACCATAACTCTTTCATTTCCTATTAATGTATCGTGTATATAGTTTATTATTATCTTTTCAAAGTCTTCCTCAGGCATTTGTCCAGCAGATGATCCTATAAACCTAGGTTCACTATGATTTGCAGAGGTTACATGATAATATTCAACTTCAACATGAGCACTTAGATCATTCAGGAATCTGCTCATTAGTTGACTGAAACCTACAACACTTTCAACTACAGGTACTTCATTTTTCTTTATATCGGACATTCTAAGCATACCTTGTATGCTATCGCCGGTATTGATTACCTTTAACTTAGAAATACCATCTTTCTTAATCTTTTTAACTGTTTTTGCAAGCAGCTTATTCATTCTCTTTACACATATTTCAATATCATACTTATTCGCTTCAACCTCAAAAGCGCTGCCATAATGAACATCGGATAAATGTAATACATGACTTTCATTGTATTCTTGTATAGCTATCTCTTGAAATTCTGGAGGTGCAAGTCTGATTACAGCATCACGGATCTGCTCAGCAAACAAATCTTTTTTAGCCTGTTCTCTTAACAATTTGTTAGTCTCAATCTTTGAAACGCTTAGCTTAGTTATCTCTTTTCTTATCTCTATAAGCTTTTCATCGCTCTCTGTTTCATTTCCTGAATCTATATTCCCTAAATAATTGCTATCAATCAATCTCTTATATCCGTATGCTAAATTCTTTAAATGAGCAACAGAATGCTCAAAGTTGGTCATTTCTTTTATTTCTTCCCAATCTAAATCGCTGTTTCCTGATAATTTATCGTAGCATAATTGTATTTCTAATGCTAAATCCATCATTCTTTTGTATCCTCCCAATATATCTTTTCTATATCCTTAATCTCAATTTCTGCATGAGTAGTCTCACAGTTTTCACATTTCACAACCAACACTCCATTGATTATGAAAATATTTTTAAATGTTAATATCAGTTCTGATCCACACTTTACACATCTCATTTTGGTTGCTCTCCCCCTGACATTGCTTAGCAATATCAATTACTTTCTATATTTATATTGTATAATATATTAATACACAAAAACGGTAAAAGTTTGTATGGGAATAAAGTTTGCACCCTTCTTTATAATGGGAAATTTACCAATTTTATCTTCACTATATAACATTAATGTTTAAAAAAACAGAAGATGAAGTGAGGTAAATACAAATGAGAGATTTAAAAACAAAAATTGATAACTTTAAAGAAGTATTAAGGGTGAAAAATAACTTAGATAGGTATTATGAATGCAAAGATTTAGATGATGTTTCGCTAGGTATATTCTTAAAAATTGTTGATGAAACTCATTTAATAGACCAAGTAAATAAATTAGCCCCAATAAGAAGTACAGCAAGCGGAGCTATATTAGCTGCGGTATTTGATTTTAGCTCTACAACACCTCGTGGAACAGTATTATACAGATTACACAATACCGCAATAAGAACAGGAGATGTTTTAAATAATTACTGGTTAAATAAATTGGATTTAATACACCCACGAAATAACTTTGAGTACGCAATAACTTATTTATATTTCTTATCTATTCAAAGAGGTTTATTCATTCCAGATATGAGTGAATTTACTGAAAAGATGAAATATGATTTAATTCGTATGATATATGACAATAGATACAGTTTAATAAATGATGGTTCAGAAGAAGCGTATGTATATTTGAAATATATCGAAGAATCTGGGAGATATGAACCTGCCTATGGCGGCGAAGGATATAGTATTAAATTCCTTAAAAAAAATAATAGGCAATGCAATTATCCTGAGAGATTTCTTACAAATAAAAGAAATGATAATTTCAACGACAGAGCTAAAGGAAAAGATATTACCAACAGACTAATTTTTAAAGGTTCAAAGAAAAACGCATTAGCTGCTGAATACTTTATGCTAACATATTTAACCGAAGATCCTACGATAGAGCTATCCAATATTATGTGTTATTCTGATCGTGATAAATTTGGAAACTTAATAACCAACCAGGATCAAAAATGTGCTATATTTAAAAGATTTGTTGCATAATTGGAATTATTTACGTGCTTACAGCAAACCATTTATTCTATAATATAAATATAATAAACAGTAAATGGTCGGAGGGTACCAATATGAGATTACATTTTAACAAAAAAGGTTTATCATCAGCTAGCTTTAGCCGTGGTAATATGACATATAATACAAATGGACGATTTTCTTATTTAATAAGAGGTAAAAATAAACGTAGCCATACAAAGAAACATAATTCTAGTTTATTGGTTGACTTTACAGATTCAAGCCTTAGAAGAATGGCTAAATCAAGAGACTTTGTAAACAACTGCTCTAAGACGTATATAATCGGAAGAACTATTCTCGGTGTTCTTGGTCTTCCAATAGGAATAATACTTGCTTTAATGGCTAATGCTGAAACACCATTTTGGGGTTTAGTGATCGGAAGTGCTATTAGCTTTTGGGGTTTTGCAATTTGGGCAAGAATAAATGATGCTAAAATCCTAGATAAAATGGAAGGGAAAAAAATTAAAAAACTTTTAAAAATGGTGTGTACAAGTTGAAAAAACCACTATATAATAACTTATGTCAGGTTGATTACGTAACCGTAACTACTCGTTGTTGAGAAACAGCGGGTATTTTTTTACCAAAAAAAGTGATTTGGGTCCTTTGTGATGAATAGATCTGCTCCTGTTCCGGTAAATCACCTACACGTTTTTTTTCTGAACATCGCGGGGTACTTTAATTTCTGACCTACTCTGATCTTTAGACTTTTCTTTGACCTTTTCTGACTATAAATAATTTAAAAACCTTTCTTAGAACTCTTTATATATACTCTCATGCTATAAAATTAAAAGAATTTAAAGAAATATATTATATATAATTAATATTATCT